ACGAATCGCCCCAAGCGTTGTCGACATACGGAGCCAAGTCCACGACACGCATCTGACCTTGAGCACCATTGCCCACGGCAGTCGAAGCACCCAAGGTGGCTTGCGACAAACCAGTGGTCGAAGAACCATTGGTCACATTGGTGAACAGATACTCGTTGCCGATGGTGGTTTGAGCCATAGAACCGTCAGCTTGAATTTCATAAACGATGTTGGCATCGTTGTAGAAATAAGCCACACAGGTTCCTGCGGTGTACGCAGTGTTGGCAGGCCAGTAGTTGCTCACTCGAGCACGACCAGTGGTGTCAGTCCACTGAACACCAGCAAAAGCGCCAGACCATGCGGCATTGGTGCTGTTTGCAGTGACGGGGACAATGACGCCAGCCGATGCCGAATAGGCAACAGGTTGACCTTTGAGGATTTGGGTTGCGTAACCCGATGTGATGCCGCCAGCAAGCGCCTGTGCGCGATCCAGACCAGAGGGATGGAACGCAGGACGCAAGCCAAACGGAGCAGAGGATGCACTCATTTAAAACTCCTTGTTATCCCGTGAAAACGGGGTTGCGATTGGGTTGCTGTTCAATAGAGCCAAAGCCTTCGCCTTCGACACTCAGCAATGGGCGACCGTTGGAGTCACGCTGACCTTGGAGATTTTCCATTTGGACCTTGATCTTCTCTGCTTCCTCACGAGGTTTCTCGTGGTGCATGTGAAGCATGACCTCTTGGTAGATATCCATGGGCAGTTTGAACAACAGCATCTCGTTGCAAGAGATGTGACCAACATGCTCACCCGACTTCACGCGATAGTCTTCATAGCCCGGTAACTCATCCGCTTTCACGGGAACGTACCCAAGGCGCATCCGCTTATCAATGCTGTCGTAGCTGTTGGTTGTCGAGAGCCAGCAAAGGTGCCATCCGTCCAAAGACGGCAGTTTTGGCAATGCTGATTGCGTCCACTCCTCGCTCCACATCTTGCGACGTTCCTGCGTAGAAATGAACTTTTCTTCTGGTGCAGAGCGGCCAGCGTCCTCGCTTGAGCGATCATGGCGACCACCTGCATTCAGAGATTTTTTGAGTCGTGATTCAGTCATGTCTTTCCCCTTGGATTAGTTGCGAACGCCATTGCGGCGATCAAATTCGATGAAGTTCTTGATCATTCGTGCTTTGCGCTCGGGGTTGTCCCAAGCACCCGCATCTTTCATCGCTTTCACCCGATCAGGCGAAAGGACGAACTGCGTACGGTTTGTACCCCCATATGCGGCTGAAGCCTCACGTCCTGAACTTCCCACAACATTCCTCGGTCGTCTGACTTGACGCGAATCGTCGTCATTGGATTCATTGTAACGATGGGGCAATACCTTTTGCAAACGGCTATCCAACTCATCAAAATAATCGGGGTCAGTGGCATCCCAACCCTCTGAAGACATCTTTTCATCGATGCTTTTGGCAATCCGACTATCAGGGTCTGTAGCCGAAGGGTTGTACCAGCTATTGCGCTTCATCCAGTTGGCGGCATTGCGCTGGATTAAAGGGTCAATCTGGGGTGCTTGCTGTTGCGGTTGGCGCAATTCAGCATCTGCCCTCTGGCGCATTCCCTGAAGGTTCCTGACCTGTTCCTGAGCGTTGTGCCACAGGGTCTGAGCTTCCACCATGGCCTGCCCATCGTTGTTCGATGTGGCCTCCGACAGCTTCATCTTGGCATATTCCAGTTGAACCTGGGCATCCTCAATGTTTTTATCCAGTCGGGTGATGTGTTCAGCCTTGGTGTTGCGCTCCAACTGGCTCAAACGGCGTTTGAATTCCTCATTTTCACGCTGGAGTTGCTGCAATCGGACGTCTTTTTCCTGATTTGTCTTACGAATCAAGTCCTTTTTAGCCCGACGGCGGTTGCGTTTGGCCTGTCTGAGGTCATCATCATCATCAGGATGGTCATCATCATCAGTGGAAGCGCTTCCACCCTCTGCTTTTTCCTCTGCAGGTGCATTTTGACCTTCAAAATCGCCCTCAGAGAGCAAATTCTCAGGCAAATCAACGGTTGCCGAGCCATCTTGGCCCTCAACAATCGCCAAATCTTCTTGTTTATCGTTCGGATCAGCCATTTTTCACTCCTCAGACGTAGGCTTTGAAAGAAAGTGGGTTGCTTGTGACCTTGGCGATCAGTTCGTGATCATTGAGGGTCATGAAAAGCACGGGGTCTTCATGGTCATCTGAGCCTGGGACCTTAATTTCCCATCGATCACCACCCCATTTGGGCACTCGGACATAGTCATCAACCTGAGCCCAAGTTCCCTCTGGCCATGGTTGCATTGTGTCCCTGTTTTTGAACGCCAATGGACCAATTGCCACGATCTTGCCGATCATGTTGTTCCACTTTTCGTTCTCCTTGGTCTCCTCAACAAGGATGATCTTTCCCGCGGTCTTCTTTTTAATCCGACGCAGTTGGATGATCACTCGCCCACCAAAGGGCTCCATGCCAGGTTTGACATCAGGAAAAGCCCAGGCAAGGTCTGCCGGGTCTGGCGCATCATTCGATGCCTCAAACGCAACAATGTGTTGCTTCTCTTCTACTGCATTCACACTCTCTCTCCTTCACGCCATATCTCAGGCGCATCATTAAGCGCTTTTCAGCGCGGTCTCACCCCGGAGTGGGGCTATCATTCCATGTTTCGTTCTTCTTCCAGTAGGCTGTTGACCATATCCAAGACATCTTGCAGTCCCTGATGTTCACCAACAAGCCTCTGGTATGCCTCCCAGGTCATTGCTGACCCAGTGGCTAGGGCGTAGCTGATCTCGCCCTGTTTGAGCCGAATCCTATGCAGGAGGGCTTCAATCATTTCTTCTTCACATGCGACAAGCCACCAGTAGGCTTGTTGCTTTTACTACCACCCTTGGGGTTGTAGCTCGTGCCATCTAGCTTTTCGCCCATGGCGATGCGCTTGTGTTGCGGCACGTCAATGCCTTTTTGCTCTTTATCACTGGACATTTGGGGCTCCTTGAGGTTGTGCGGCAGGTGCCGCGGGTTGTTGCATAGCCGCTTGTTGCAAGGCTGTGTCTTGCGTCATGGCATGCTTTTGCAAATCTGTTTGTTGCTCCGCTCCATGCATTTGCATGGCATTTTGTTGGGCAGCATTGTCATTGATCGCCTGATGCGTGATCTTGGCATTCTCAATCGCAATCTTCGTCTGATTCTCAAGAACAGTCTTTTGCATGTCTGATTGCAACTTCTGTTGCTCAAATTGCTGTCTGGCTTGATCTGCCTGAGCCTTGCGCTGAGTCTCTGCCATGCTCGTGTCTTTGACCACCTGTGCATCAGGAGGCAACACTTGCTGTTGAGACTGTGTGCGTTGTTGAGCCATCTGAATCAACTGCTGGAATGCCGGCGCAAACTGACCAAAGATTTGCTGAACATCCATCATGACATGTGCACCCACTGTGGTGTACAACTTGTCATACGTCGAAGTCATATTCGGGTCTTCATAGTTGGTCACAGGCTTGTGCATGCTGGACTCAACATACCCATTTGAGCGATTCAAATACCACAGCGTCATGTGCTGTTTGATGTGCTCAATGTTGTTGTTCAGATAGGACGGATCAGCAAATGGCGACTGACCCAAAAATGGATTCATCGCAAATTGCAAATGATCTTGGATGTGAGCAATGTGATCTTGCTGCAAATACGCATATGCCGGCTGACCCAACAACATAGCCGCATTCTCATCCGCACTAGTGCGCTGTTCTGGCGCCGGAGTGTCCTTCAACAACTCATTGGTGTTCGGAACCTTCAACTGCTTCAAGAAACGCTGTTCTACTGCACTGCGGTTGTATAGGTCTGGAGCCTCTTTGACACGCGCCAGAACGGCTTGCATCTGAGCCATCCTCTGAGTCTCAGAAAAGATGTGGGGATCGCTCACAGGCACCACATCGGTGTTTCTGGCAAAGTCCTCTCGGACAATGTCCAGATCAGCCACCACATCGCCCTTTTGCATCTCATCAAAGTGCCAACGGTTCAGGCGGCACAGAATCTTCAGCACTCGAGCTTGACTATCATGCAACCGAGCATGAATGGCCGAGAACACCGCCGCACCCTGCTCAATCAAAGCCTGTGTAGTCCCCACAGGTGCATTGGCATTGACATCAGCAATCTTCTCCTCGCTGGTGGTCACCACCCCCTTGGCGGCCGTGTCCAACCATCCCAAGAGTTCAAACAGCACTTGACTAGGTGGGTTGAATGGCATCGGCATGGCAATCTGCCGAATGTCCTGCACCCCTGGTGCTCCCTCAATCTCCACAATCTGGGTGACATCGACCTGCTGGCTTTGGCCGCTGATCTTGGCACCCTTCAACTTCAGCATAGTGGCTGCGTTGTTAATGTGAGCAGAATCAAGCAAAGCACGCAGGCTACCAGTGAGAGCGGCACTAAGACCACCAATGAGATGAGGTAAACCAATTGCATATGCACCCCTCCATGGAATGAACTTGAACTCCACAACCCAGTCCAACTTGGTCATCGTCTTGTCTGACTCTTCCCAGTTGCGGTACAAGCCCAACACTTCATTCTCAAGCTCATCAATCATCAAGATGTATGGTGCCATCTTGCCTTTGGTGCGCTTGTCATCCTCAAGCTCCAACCAGGTATAGATGTGATAGACCTTTCTCAGTCCATCCTTGTTGTCTTCAAATACCTTGCCTTCAACCTTGTTGTTGGCCTGCTCAACCTTGTTTTGTTCCAAGGTCTGAGTGGCTTTGATGTAGCTGATGTCGCGGTACATCCCCGTTCTGACTCGGCGCTCGAGTTCATATGCCGTGATCTCATGAACCTCTGCGGCACGTTGAGCCGTGTAGAAGTTAGTTGCGGCAAACGGCAAAATCACCCGGTCAATTGGAAGAAATTCCACCACAGGGCGCTTCTTCTCCTCATCAAACCATAGCTTGAAATACTGCGATCCACCCAAAGGCAACTGGGTCAGCAACTGCTCTTGCTCATCCCGGAACTCTTCAATCTGCTCAGTGATCTGCCAGTTCAGGAAGTCTCGCTTCCTCTCAGCGGTGTCTGACTTCACTTGATCCATCTTGCCCAAAACTTTGGTCTTGACAGGTCCATCAGGTGGAAACAACTCTTTGATCGCCCTAGCGGCAAAGTCAACACAACCCTCTGCCATGGCAGGGTGCACCACCTTACTTGCCCCCATGAAGGTCGCACCACCAGGAGCATCATTGCCCATGCCAGTGCGCTTGATGCCCTCTTCATACTGCTTGTCGCGCAGGCTTCGGGCTTCCTTGTCCGTCTCAATCAGATCAAGGTAACGGAAAGCCAATGAAGACAACGTCCCAGGGTTGATGCTGTCAGCCAAATTGTCATAGAAGTCGGGATTGAACTCAGGCCCGTCTTCCATTGTGATGATGGCCGAGCCGTCAGGTTGCTCTTCAGTCTCGATCTCAGGAAGGTCAACTACCGCTGACCCATCTTCCTGTTCGTCGATCTGTAGTTCGTCTTGGTTTTCGTCCATCATTTATTCCTCATCAATTCAAGGCGCATTGTGTCAATGTTTTTGTGAAACGACACTGGCTGTTTGTATTTTGTTTTGCGTGGCATTTCTTCGTCATCACCAAGGCGCATTGCTAGATGGCGTTGTGCGGCCACGTTTTGTTCTGGGAAGGCGTGGAAGTTGTCGTCTTCATAGCCGGGGTGACGCTCATGCGTGACGCTGCCACCAACAGCCAGTTTCCAAGTCTTGGGTATGCTGATCTTTTGTGGGGCTACAGGTGCTTTGTACTCTTTGCCTCGCGCAGCTTCTTGCTTCATTGGGTTGTCGATCTCATACTCGCCATTGTTTTCCATTGCATGCTTAATGCTTTGCTGGTTGACGTTGTGCGTGAACGATGTCTCATGGCCCAAGTTGCTGGTCGACTCGGTGGGCGTGGTCATCAGGATGTGGCCAGCTTCTTTGCCGTTCTTGGTCTTGTAGCGATTCTTTGGCAAGAAGTTGGTGTCCATGAACCGCGAGTCGGTTGGGATCATGTGATCCACGGTTTTGATCTCGCCGGTTTTCTTGTCCTTCTTGCGCTCTGGCACGTTCACCAAACGGGGGTGCAGGACATGCTGCTTTTGATAGTCGTAGCGGCGACCGTTGACGGTGGTGTGGCCATAGTGGGCCTTTTCGGGTGTGGTGGGCTTACCTGATGGTCCAAAGTGGCCTTCTGGGCCCTCGTCGTGCTCCTGAGGGCTCAATTCGTTTGCTTCGCGACCAGTGGTCCAGTACTTGGCATGGGTGATGTGCTCCTCCATCTGTTTGCTCAGAGGTGAGTTGCGCTTGACATCAGTCACCAGGTATGTGCCCTTGGGTGGTGTGAGGTTGCCATTCTTGTTGATGTAGTCGCCACGGTTGTCGGCAGCGTTGACGGTCTCACGAACTCGTGCGGCGTCGCGGCCAATGTTGGTCTCGATCTCGTGGCCATGCTTGACCTTGGGTCCGACGTTTGAGTGCGTCTTGTAGATGCCGTTCTCTGGGTCGTGCTTTGAGTTGGTCTTGCTGTAGGCGTTTGAGATGATCGGTGGCTTCTCTTCTTGAGCGCGCTGGTCATTGAGCAGGCCGATCAAGTGATCAGATGACACGTCGGTCTCGTCCACCACGTTGGGACGGAACAACAGGCGCTCGTTGTTCTTGTCGGCTTTGTTCGCAGCACCGCGCATTGATCCAGCGTGAGCCAAGATCCAGTCACGGGTCATGGCTGGGTCGTGCTTGGCCTGGGTATGGGATGCACGACGCACCGCAGCGTGGACGTACTGTGATTCAGCGCCAGGTGCAAAGCATGTGCCCTTGCTGGTGTCCACAACGCCATTGGCATCAGTGCCACCGCCGCAGCCTTCGACCTGGCCAGGACAGGTGTTGAGGATGTGGTACTTGGCGTCTTTACCATGGCCAGAGATGTACAGGGCGTGGCCTGCCACACCTTTGGATGCATAGCCAACGTGGGGACGTCCTTGCTCGTCGTACTCGTGGCGCACGGTGTCCAGCTTCTCTGACTCGTCCAGGGTGTTGGCTTTGTGGCCGATGTGTTTGGCCTCGCGCAGTCTTGCAAGGGCTTCCTTCTCGGCAGCCAGTTGCTCTTTGATCGGTTTGGCAAAGTGCTCGTCCAAGGTATCTTTGTGAATGCGGCCCATCTGACCAATGGTCAACGGGTCACGGTTCTCAGCGCCATAGACTTTGGCACGGGCTTTGTTGATGTCCTTGAGGCCAGGCACGACAACTTTCTCGCCGGTCTTCTTGGATATCCAACTGCGGCCATGTAGCATGTGGTGAGGGATGACAATGCCGGTCACGCCGCCAGGGCCAGTGCCTTTGACCAGGATGCGCTTTGCCGGGGCTTTTTCTTCTTCCTCTTCATCATCGATGTTCGACACCTCTTTGGGCGCCGGCGCTGTTTTTTTCTTTTTCTTGGCCAACTCAGCCTTCATTTGCTCAACGGGTGGTGTACCACCTTTGGCCATACCAGGTGGCTGCCCCTGCGGTTGCAATGCCGCCATCGTCTGACCCTGCGGTGTCATCTGAAGGATATTACTACCCTGTTGAGACTGACCCATCCCCTGCGGCATCTGTGGTTGCTGACCAGTAGGTTGTTGCATCGGCTGTGGTGCGTTCTGAGCCATGTTCTGAGGCATCAACTGTTGTCCAGGCTGTTGGCTCATATCTACCCCACCAGCAGGCAGTTGTGCCCCTCCAGGAGGAACAAATTGACCCGTCTGCTTGTCTGGCGGCAGATAGGTCTTGGGGCTCATGTCAGGTGCTTCGTTCGCTCCAATGCTCTGTATGGTCATTGGGTTGCCCTTCATCAGGGCTAATCTCATCTGGGCTTGTGTGGGTTGCACGTTGCCTCCTTGGGCTTTCTTTTGGGGCTGAAGTTGACTCAGCAAATAGTCTGAATGCTCATCTGGTGTCAGGTATTTGCCTTCATGCTTGATCAGGTCAGTGTTCTTCAAGTCACCAACTTCTGACCAGTTGCCGCTCTTCACGAAGTCCTGAACATAAGGGATGTAGTCCTTCTTGGGCTTGGCGTTGCCTTTGCCTTTGATTTGTTTAATGGCGTGCGGTCTATTTGGGTCGTTCATTTCAGCCAGTTTATTGGCTATGTATTTTTGTCCACCAACATCTCCCTGCTTCATCGCATCAGTAACACCTCCGGGGAATTGCCTGATGACATCTTCTTCGTCATATCTCTTTGGCGGTTTAACCTCCACAGTCACATGGGGCTCGTTCTTTGCGTCACGCAGGCTGAAGATGCGGGTTTGGCCAGATGCCACATCAGGGCAATAGCCACCGACGCAGTGGCCCATGGTGTCGCCTTCGTACTTGAGAGCTTCTTTGAGTTTGTCTTCTGACAATCTATCAAGGGCACCACTCATTCCAGCGCCCTCTTCAAAGTATCCAACATTCAAGCCCTCTGGATTTACCAAGTAAGGCAAATTGTGTGAGGTGTGCTTAACTTGATAGCCTTCAGGCAATTCTTTCAAGTTTGGTTTGGTCAACTCAATCCACTTGTACCCATTCCCATAGTCCTTGTGGACAGGCATGCCCTCAGTAGCCTTGAGTGCCGTCTCGGCCATCTTCTTTTTCTGAGCCTGGTCGAACTCATGGGTACGCCGAACGGCCTGCTCAATGCTCACCTTGCTCAACTGCTCAGGACGGATACGGCCCTCTGCCAAGTCTTGTTTCAAGATGTCCACAATGTGGTCAAAACCCAACTCATCAAAAGCATAGGGCTCATACACCATGGTCTTGGGATCAGCTTTGTGCATCCATGGTTCGATCAAATCATGGTACATCTCAGGCAGTCTCATTATGTCTTCAATGCTATGCGGCTCAAACCTTGAGTCCACAGCATCTTCCCAAGCCCGAGCCAATGCACCTTTGCCCAACTGCTCACCACCTAGCATCTGCCTGCGGCTTTCAGCATACTCATGTGGTGTGTTATGCCCACCAATGATGGCCACATTTTCAGGATCAGTATGTATGACGCCCTCTTCAGCCACCTTGCGGATTGGGTCATTGTGTGAACCCATCTGCTTGCGAATGTAGTTTCCAAGGTTGCGCTCGATCCATTGGTTCATGGCGTTCATTCGACCAACTGAATGCAAAGATCGTTCAACACTAGCTCTACTGTTTGCGGGAAGATTTTGCATTACCTCTGCAGGATATTGATCTTGCAGTTGCTTGAGTGCATCCGCAGGGTCAGTGCCTGAAATTAACTTTTGTTTTAACGGCTCAGTCACCTTCTCCACAGACCCTTTGAGCCAGTTCCTGGGGCCCTGTCCACCAATGGCTAGGCGCATGACATCTATGCTTGGAGTGGAAGCGCTTCCACCTTGAGCTTTGGACTCTACTGGGTGATAGCCCCACTCGTGGACTGAGTCACCATTCGTCCAGACGTGCTTGGCAGGGACGCGCATTGAGGCAATCTTGTAGTCTCCAAGCAAGACACTTTCACCATGGTCTTTGGCGTATTGCTTGCTGATGGCTACCCAGTCGCCTTTGCGGATCATGTGATTAAGTGGCGATTCTTTTTTCAGCGCCTCTTTATACACCTTAGTTGGAATTGCTCGATGAATCCATACCGTTTCTTCTGGCTTATCTTTGACTCGCCTGACTTTGTCATAAGCCTCGCGGTCGTGGTGCTCACCAAAGTCGGCATAGTAGCGAAACCCATTAGGGCCATAGAAGTCTTTGGGATACATATCCCGAGTCACATCATGCATTGGGGCACCGAAGTTAGGGCCTGGGGCAATGTGGCTACTGCGATAGTCGGATTCCTCTAAGCCACCCTTGGCCTTCTTGTCTGTCGGTAACACCACCGGCTGACCAGCTACCCTCTCAGCATTCTCTATGGCCCTCTTTTGCCTCTCACCCTGCTCGGCCTTGATCTTGAACTCAGCCTTCAGTCTGGCCAGTTGCTGACGTATATCTGGTGACGGTTGTGCCACAGCTTTACCCCTGGTTGGTTTCTTTGATTATGCCCTCAGCGCCCTGTTCGGGCAATCTGGGCATGACCACTGGCAAATCCCCATCATCTCGCATCGCTGCCTCCCTGCGCTTGGCCAACCATGCCTTGAACTCCCCAAGGATCGCCTGCTCGTTGATTTCCCCCCGCTCCCTGCAGACAACTTCAAACCTGTTCTTGCAGATCGTCGTCTTGACTCCGGCGTGTTGCATGACTCGCTCATAGTTGTCCCCAATCCCATTTGTATACCAAAAGTCTTCACTCATGTCGTTTTTCCATGGTTAAAGTGGAAGCGCTTCCACTTTTAGGTGGTTGGAGTGGAAGAGCTTCCACTTAGGCAGCATACGGATTGCCCCTCTCCCGCATGTTGTATATCTCGGCATCTGTGATGTCTTCTTGCTCAATATCTTCCCTTGGAGGCGCATCGATGCTGATCCACCCGGCATCCCTCAAGTACCGCAAGCCCTGGCTGATGCAGTCGACGTATTCATCATGCACCGTGCCCTCAGGGAAGGCACATATCTGGCTCACCATGCCCTCAGCCCAGTCCCGAACAAACCCCTTCCTCTGGCTGGACTCGGGCACCCAGACCCGTCCTGCCTTAATGATGTTGGCCACAATGGACAGGCGCTGGACCTTGTCAGCCCTTCCAGGGTTGTAGGCATGTACAGGCAGATGAGCCCTCTGCAGGTCTTGAATCAGGCTGATGCCGGCACTCTTGTCCTCCACCAGGACCAGATCGACCAGCTTCCTGGCCTTGCCCTCGCCATAAACTGTCTCATACTCATTGATGACCTTGGGGCGCAGGTCAGGATACTGCAGGTGCTCCGTCCAACAATCTAGGACCATGACAGACATCCCACCATCCATGGGCTTGAAAACCCCAAAGGTAATGCACCCGCTCGGGTCATTGATCGTCTTGTCTGATGTCGCACAGTCATAGGACTGGACAATGAACTCGAGCTTGGGGAAGGGCTTGCCATCTGGCCAAAGCCTGAACCAATCCCTCTTCACAATTCCACCCTCCTCGGGGTCGATGATCTCGGCGTGAATCTCCTGCCTGCCCAGCTTCGTCCCCTCATACTGGAGGATCTGCTTTTGGAAAGTCGGAGCCAGGTTGTCGACGTTCACATAAGTGGAAGCCTTGGTAACCACCACATCGTCGCCTTCCCTACCGAGCAGCTCCATCACCAATGGCTTGGGCTTTGGGGTGGTCGACGCAATGATCTTGGTGCGGAAATCAGGATATCTCTTGGCGTCCAGCTTCAACCGCACAGCGAACTGGATCATGTCCCAGCTTTCCTGCAGGTAGTCCCAGGCGGCTAACTCGTCCAGCCATGCCCCATGCCACTGACCCCCACGGAAGCGCTCGGGCTCCGACGCCGGGATGCCCTTGATGAATGACCCATTGACCAGTTTCAACTCATGGAGGGATTTGTTGTAGTCCTCAATCAGTTCTGTCGGGATGACGTTCAGTAGCCCTGAGTCACCCTCAAAGCACGTCCCGCGGACGTCTCCACTGGTTGGCGCGCTCACCAGCCAACGGGTCTCTGGATACATCCATGCCCATGAACCAAGGGTCTCTGCCGCCGCTCGAGTCTTCCCAGCACCCCTGCCGGCCAACATCAACCAGATGTTCCACCAGTCAGACTGCGGCTCACTCTGGTGCTTATGGGCTTTTAAGTTCCAGGCGATCTGCCAATTGACCGCCACTTGATTCAATGGGTGCATCTGGGCAAAAACACCCATGATCTTCGGGTCTTTCAGTATCTGATCGACCGCTCCCATCACTCACCCAATTGCTTTTGCATCTTCAAATTCTTGAGCAATTCCCCAAAGACATTCAGGTGGACATCTGCCTGCATGTCCAAATCCATTTGTCCAGATACTTCAGTGCGCGCAAGATCAGGCACCAATTTGTTCAAAATGACTTTGGCGGCGTTGATTTGGCTGATTGTCATGAGTTCTTTGTCACCAGTTGCATGGTCATACAAACGCTTCATGATCTGTGACACGCGAATCCCATCTTTCCATGTTTCGCTCAGTTCAACCTTGTTTTTACGCGCGGCCATACTGCACCTCAATTCCATATGGTTTCATGCGTTGAGCAAATGCAACCATAGATTTCTCGCACTTTTGTACAGCATTCCATAAAGTTGGAATCATGCCGTTGTAGATTGATTCAGCAAGTTTTGCATGGAATCTATATTTTTCATCCTTGATTGTGATTTGGACCCTAGCATCCAGTTCATGAAGACCCAACCTAAACCAATCTGCAAAGGCGCTGAATACTGGCTCTGCCTTGCCTTCATTCTCTACAAACCAGTCTGATAAAGGCTTCGGTGTTTCAATCTTTTGCCGCAGGAAGCCGAGTCGTCGATTGAACGCAACCTGACCACCTGGCATGATGTTGGTGAGGTTGTCCAACCCATAACTAGCAATGACTTCAGTCTCATGGTCATATGCCGCTTGTTCATCGCAAAAATATGCTACTTTGCGCTTACCAACTTCGTTTTTGGATGCGAGTATCTCATTGATTTTATTGGTTTTTTCTGAGCATACTCCTCTTTTGGCTTCGCGCTCATGATCCAGTATTCTGTCTTTTGTGCCTTTTCCTACATAAAAGACAGTATTTGATCTTGGATCGACCAATTCATAGACGTACCATTTCCATATTGCTGACATATCTCAGTCCTTTCCGACGCAATCATTTCAGCGTCATGGGGACTGAGTGTACTCTGTAACTATTTATCTTGTGAAGAGGTTATTTTGTTTTTGGTTTTACTCATGATCGCTCCTAAGTATTCTGTGCTCTGCCCATTTCTTGTATGCCTTCAAGTCTTTCACTTCTTCCTTTAGGCGCTCGATCTCACCCCTTTGGTGATTCATGATGGACTGGGCTCTTTCAATCCATTCTTTGACCTCCATGGGCATGCTAAATTGGGGCTCTGGGGGCTTTTTCGGAGCCGCGGGTGCCTTGGCCTTAGTTTCAGGCTTTGCGGTCTTTGTGGGGGCTTTTTTAGCTGTTGCCATGATGTTCTCCTAAAAGGGGGCTTCAGGTGCCTGTTGGCGCTGTTGGTGTTGGTAGGCCTGCTCTTGGGCGGGTGTCCAAGGAATAGGCCCACCCGGAGGTGGGAAGGGCCAACTCATGACTTAGCCTCGACGATCTGCATCAAAGCCTCAGCCAACTCACGGGCTGACTCAAGATTCATGGTGGTGGATAGGTTTCCACCCAGAATATGGATTGATAAACGCACTTCATCTTCGCCATCAAAATCTTTGTTTTCAGATGCAAAGATGTGGCTGTAGTTCTCGCCGCGGATCTGGAAGTCGAGTTCTTGCATAGTGTTCTCCTCAGAAGTTGTAATCGTAAAAACGCACAGCGCGGTCGTTCAGCATGTGCTTGCCAAACATGCTGTGGTAGTAGCCATCGACGCGCCTACGGGCACGGATGACAGGCTCAGACTCATCGCTAGTGATGTGCCACTTCTGGTCACGCTGGTTGACGCAGTGACCAGCATAGCCGCCAGCAACCCACTCCAGTTGCACCGACTCGTCACGCTCGTACTTCATGGCACGAATTTCAATGGTCTTGTCGCTGATGACGCGCACAACCTCATATGGCTCGATGTCAGACCAGCCGTGCCTGTTGGCGAAGGGGAACTCTTGCTTAGTGATCATTTTCATTCTCCGATAAACCTGCAACATCGCAGTGATTGGAATTCTAACAGATAGTTACTGTTGTTGGTCAACAAATTGTTGGTAGGTGTTTTCCCTTAGTGCAGGGGGCCTGCTGAATCCCTGCCTGCAGACATCATTTTGCTGAGTGCCAACTCGGATTCGATCTGGGCTTTGGCTTGGGTGTACTTTTGCTTGGTCTCATACATCAGGATGGTCACAAACTGATCTACGTCTGCACCTCTGGCTTCGATCATCGTGATGGCTTGTGCCATAAAACTCGTGGCTAAATTGCTCACCACACTGGTTGTGACGTTTGCATCATCCCGATCAATCATAGATGTAATGAACCGCTGAATTATTGGCTCAAGACGATTGCAAATCTCAATCACCCGCTTCATTTCCTTGTCATCCATCATGGTCTCCAAATTAAGATATCCATCAGTATGACAATTAGGGCAATCACATACAACGCCTTTATGAAGCCAGGGATTTGATCATTCATGATGCCACCTTGGGGGCTTGCATTCGATTCAGGATGGCTTGAGCGGCGTTTTTGAGTGCGGTACATGTCTCACCCTCCTCTTCTTCATCTGCAAGCGCCTGAACGATTTTGGCGCATTCCTGACGCTCGATGAAAATCGCCTGCTTGGTGGTTTCAATCGCCACCTGCATAATCTCTGCCTTTGCCATCACCAGAGCTTCATCGAACTCTGATTGTGTGAACACCTGGATGTGCCCAGCACTACCCAAGAGTTGTCGAGCCAGGGGGCTCAGTTCTTTTTTTTCACTCATTGTTCTTCTCCTTGAGTTTGGCTTCGACTTCTCTGGAAATTGCAAAATCATGCTTACCAGCACCTTGGTAAATCATGTCAATCTCATCATCCGTCAATCCCTGCCACTCACGTTTACGCACAACTAAAACTCCTTGAGATTCTCGGCTGTCATAGCAAATGCAACCCCGTTCAAAACAAGCTTCGTCAGCGATCATATGTTCTTACTCCTTGCTCTGATTGCGTCTGCAATGTTTAAAGCCCCGTCACTAAAGTTATCCTCACACACCTTGGCGCAAGCCTCTCGTTCTTCCTCTACGGCTTTCTTCACCATGTGCTGTATCTGTGCGTCAAGGGCGTTTAAAACGGCTTGTGCAACATCATCTGGCTTAAGGTCAGGATTCACCCATACACCTTCTTTTGTTAAGCGCATAACTTCGGTATTGGCGTGACCCATTTGAAAAACAATGTTTGGTTTGGGTTCAAACACTTCGATTCTTCCGATGCCCACACCTGCGGGCTTGTATGTGTAGTTAGTCATGTGTTTTTCTCCTTCAGCTTTGCCGAGATGTCTTCGTACATGGCTTGGAAAACGGACGGGTTGAATAGGTGGAAATCTGCAATGGCGTATTTCTCGCGCTCATCAAGTTCAACCCATTTTTTGTCAATTGATTGGGTGTCGTGAATCAATTCCAGAACATGGTTGGGCAATACAACCCACGACTGCGTTCCATCGTTTCGGAATGCACAAAACAATCCATAGTTGTCTGCGTCTTTGTATGTCAGCCTCTTTTTCTCTGCGTGTTCCCGAGTTGGGCTTGCGTTGACGTGAATGATGTCATCCATGATTCTTCTCCTTGAGTTTGGTTTCGATGACTTTGGCAAAGTCTTTGTGGGTAAACGGTTTTGAGCTAACCTTCTCCCATATCTGGTTAACCTCTTCATCCGTCAGATCAACCCATTCACGCTTTGATGCTCGCAAAGACTCAATCTCTTCACACAATTTGATAAGCACCTCCCTTTGAACAGCAAGTGTCTCAACGGCAATCAGACCGCAAGCTGTTTCATGCTCAAACTTTCTCAAACCTGCTCTTACTGTGTCAACAATATCTTGCCTGAAAAGACCAGTAAATCGTGTTGGATGTTCGCTCATGTGTTCTTCTCCTTGAGTTTGGCTTCGATGGCTTTGGCAAATGCTTGGCGTTGTCTGTCTTTGGCCTGAATAATTGAACATGGAATCCATAGGGCATCCACCTCATCATCAGTCAGCCCTTGCCATTCACATTTAGGCTGGATAAGTTCCTCGGCCGCATACTGCATCGCTTGACCAATCTTTTTGACCAGCACTTGCTCGATCAATGGCACGATGGATTCTTGTAACCAATCCCTCAACACTTCGTCCTGTTCGCGTGTTGTTTCATATTCACTCATTTTTCTGCACTCCACATCAACACATCGACATCAATAGCCAACAGTGCTTCTTTCAGCTTTTTTGCCGATTCGGGTGAATCACAAGTCACGCACACATCCCATTTGTCCACCCATTTTTCTTCACCAGGCAACGTGACATTGCTTTTGGCTTGCTGATAGTATTGGATTCTGATTGGTAGGTTCATGCTTCCCCCTTAATGGCCGAGTTGACTTGATGTTCGTCCAGTTGTACCGCAATCATGCCGTCCGTTTTTCTGAGTTTGATAACTCCGCACTTTTCGCATTCGCACACTTGGTGTAATGATTCATCGAATCCCCTAATCACACGACTCCATCGACCCCATTTGTGCCAACAAAATCTGAAAATCATTTCTTCTCTCCTATGCCGTGGGCGGTGGGCGGTTTTGGTAAAGGCATCCAGTGAGTTGGCTCGCCTTCATGGATTGCAATTTGTGAATAGTCGTCCCAGTTGTCAATCTGCTCATACCATCCAGCCTCCAGACCAACATCATCCGTATCCGTTTCATTTGCTTGCTCCTCAGTGACCCAACAACCCATCACGGTGCGACCAAAGTTATTTCGGTTTTTGTAATACAAGATGATCTTTTTTCCATCTTTCGGCGCAGTCTCAATTGGTTGCCAATCCAGCGGCTCACGCTTGGGTGGGGATGCGCTTGCAAAAGCCTGTAACAAACATTTCTTCATCAACTCAATATCTTCTTCAGTTTGGGGGATGTAATCCAAAGAAAAGGTTTGCACACCCACTGAAAACGTGAAGTATCCATCTGCATCCAATCCAAACATTACAGGCTCTGGCTCTGGCTCACGCTTGGGTGGGGTGGTGTAGAGGGGAATGTTTCTATACTTTTTACCAAACGCAGACTCTTGTGGAACTTCATAAAGCGTTGCGCCACCATCTTTACTGAACTCTCCCATCCAATAGCCCACAGGCTCCGATGGCTCTGGTTGTTCCAATGCTTGTTTGATGGCGGTGATGGTGTATGCGGCTCCGCTGTCCTTTTCATACGGCCCATATTCTTCGACATAATCCTGCAACAGTTCCAGCGCCAGTTTGAGTACCTCATCTTTAGTCATGCTTGTCCCCTTCAGCATGAAGCCTTATTCCGGCGGCGTCCCACCAGCCCTCTTTGCATATCTCAAGAATACGTTCACGCTCGTTCTCCGTTGCACACACCCACACATACTTGGCGTTGGTGCGGCCAAGTAGCTTTTGCTCTGGCTCTGTGAGCGTTGCCCACCATTGATCGAATGTCATTTCAACCTCAACATTTTAGTTTTTGGGGGCTCAACCTTGTCATCGTCCAATGTCCGCATCGGCATCTGCTGGAAGCGCTTCCACTTTGCTTGGTATTGAGCCTGCTCACTGGGTGGAACCCAACCCAGTTTGCGCCAACGAATTGTGATGTCTGTGCCAGGGGGTGTCCAAACATATTCCATGGTTTTCTCCTTAATCAACCCAAATGTCGGCCATGTCATAGCAGATGTCTTCCAAGACCTTGTCCATTGCCTCTTCTTCTGAGGCGGCTTGGACAACATATTCATAGACTGCTCGTGTCTTTGCGCGGACTGTGACTGTGTATTCCATGGTGGTCTCCTCAATATTCAACTTTGACAACTCGGGCTTTGTTGATGTCATAGAAGCGGCACAGGATCCGATCTGTCAACATCAGGCGCATGGCTTGCAATTCAGTCATGGGCCTGGTCATGGTCTTCCAAAACCCATTCTCAAAAACCTCAACGACAAAACACTTTGTCCACTTGGTTGTTTTTTGCATGGTAGTCTCCATGGCCCCGAAGGGCCGTTGATTAAGCGGTTGCAGTAACACGGATGGATGCGCCGGTGGTGGTGTGCTTGGCGATCTGCTCAGGTGTTGCACCCAATTCTGCAAGCAGAGCCTTGTAGTCAACCTTGGTGGTGTTGCACAACAGGACTGACACACCATACTTCTCACCACGGTGCTTGCCTTCACCGAAAGTGTTGCTGATGTCAGCCTTCAATTGTTTGGTGATTGCCTCGAGACGCTTGATCTCTGCATCGAACACAGCAAGTTGGTCGATGGGGTTTGCCAGCGACTCAATGGCTGAGGTGGCTTGGATGAGGGCTTGAACTGTCATTTGGAACTCCTAGATAAACCTGCGACGTTGCAGTGATTAGGATTCTAACAGATTGTTTCGGTTTGTCGAACATAGGGACTTACCCTAATATTTTGTTAGGGAATTTGAAAACAGATTATTTACTTGTCAGGCTGGAAAAGATGTTTTTGATGGTGATGTTCAGGGCATCAATCTCATCCATCTTTGCAATTGCCCATGCTCTCTTTTGGCCATGGAGTCCAAGGAGGCTACCTTGATGGCAAGATTTACATAAAGCTACTGTTGTGTAGTGATTGCCCTGCTTAATATGATGAGCATCACTTGGGGGATTGTTACCACAGACTGAGCAGGGCTGTTCCTTGACCAACCCCACCCACTTGCGCTCGGATGCATTGAGGGTTCCGTTCATTCCAACTCCAAAGACAATTGGCTCAGGCGTTTGTCCTGTAATGGCTTGTAATCTGGATTGAGTTCACAACCCATGTATTGCCGACCAAGGTTTTGTGCCACTTGCGCTGTTGTGCCACTACCCATGAACGGATCAAGAACAATCCCGCCTACAGGCGCACCAGCCAAGATGCAAGGCTCAATCAGGTCAGATGGAAACACAGCAAAGTGTGCGCCCTCATAGGGCTTTGTAGTGACTGTCCAAACACTACGCTTGTTACGATTTTCATAAACCTCATCAGCCTCGCCATTTTGTCTACGAACATGAAATGAATTTGGAGTTTGACCATCTGGCTGTACATTTTTCATGTTGGGTCTTGGCTTATTCATACTATGCGGAGTTTGACCAGGTGCGCCATTAACATTTTTATGGCTATCACTTACACCTCTTTGCATTCTTGCCAAAGAAACATCAAGGGCAGGCTCTTTGATAGCCTCATGGTCATAGTAATACTTGGGTGACTTACTCAACAGGAAGATGTATTCATGCGCCTTGGTGCATCTGTCTTGCACACTCTCAGGCATCGGGTTGGGTTTGTGCCAAATAATGTCTTGACGCAGATACCAACCATCAGCACGCAGGGCAAACGCAAGCATCCAAGGTATGCCAATCAGGTCTTTTGGCTTTATGCCGTCAACTTTTATTGCCTTGCCACCACGTCCTTCTGCCGCTTCTCTTGACATGATATTTGGCTTAGTGCCTTGTCCACCAGAGCCGTTGTAACTGTCCCCAATATTGACCCACAGCGTCCCATCATCAGCAAGAATGTCTTTCACGCATCGAAAAACCTCAACCATGTTGGCGATGTATTCCTCTGGCGTTTCTTCAAGACCTATTTGACCATCATGCCCATAATCACGCAGACCATAATAAGGTGGGCTGGTCACACAGGTCTGAACCTTCACGCCCTCTTGTGCCCAACGACGCATCGTTTCTCGGCAATCACCAAACTCTATCTTGTTCACATTGTCACCTTGTCCATTGTTCTGTTGCTAGCTTCCTGAGAGCGCCACACATCAATTCGTGCCTGTGCTGATACCAACCCCCACCTAAGCTCTTCTTCTCGCTCTACGGCCGATCCAAGGCCCTTGAGCAGCTCCACATAGGACTGGTCAGCATAAGCCTCCATCTCAGCCGCGGCTGATGTCTTGGCTCTCCCATCCGACAAAGCCTTTTTCATCAGCATCGCTTTCAAGCTCTTGCGGTACTCCTCGAGCTGCACCCTCTGTCCTTTCGCCTCAGCATATTTGCGCCCATGGGTATACAGGTAGTCCACAGCATCTGATATGTTTTTGTCGCTCATTTGCTCACCTCCGGTGGATATGATTCATATTTGAATTCAATTTCCACAGGCTCATAAGTCATTTCAAAGATGTCGGGCTTGCAGGCGTAGTGCTCACCCTTCACGCCAGTGATGATCCAATCGCCTGGGGTAACCATGTGTTCCCCCTCAAGCGTGTCCACCAACGCTCTACCAGTAAATCTTCCACGGCGCACTGCTGGATGGTCACCGTCCTTGAACCACTGCGTGGCCTCAATGACCACGGGCTTTTTGCGGAATTTCATTTCTTCATTTCCTTTATATGTGCCATCATCATGGCGCGTTGATTTTCCATTACCTGATCGCGTTGTTTGGATGCCTGCTCATACAAGGCATATAGTGTTTCAATTCGCTGTTGCATATCGCTCATCTTCTTTAGCACAAGCCTTTTGTTGATGCGCTCTTGGAGGTATTCTTCCACTCCAAAAATGTCGGCTTCAATGGCCATGATAAAAAGTTGCGGCGGCTCTTTGTCACCTGAAAACCAACTCCTGATTGTTCGTGCATCAACTCCAATGAACCTACCAACTTCTCTCTGGCTTACGCCTTTAAGGGCAAAGTAAGTGCGTATTTCATCTGTGGTCATTTGCTCACCTCCGATCTGTACTGTTCCCAATGTCTCAGATACTCCACGACCGACGAGGCGCCCTTGTAATGCATTTCCACAAACTGCCTGATGTGCTTATCCATGACAGCAAAACGCTCATGAGCCTCGGCTTCCTTTTTGTCTGTGAAGAACTTTCCGTCTTCAGTCAGGTATCCGCTGACGTTTCTCATAGTCCATACCTCGCAATCAATGCGGCATCAGCCAGTGCTTGACCCTCACCCTTCTTGTCCAAAACCCTCCACTCAGGCCACATCTGAATAGCCAGCGACCGAGCGGCATCTTTGTCCTTGTGGATCAAACCCACATGCTTTTTCCAGACTTGTGGGGTGATCAGCCTTACTGGTATCTCCAATGCCCCTAGAACGCCCCTGACAGTGCCTACAGCGTGTCCAAACGTGAACATGGAGGTCACCCCCTGTCCAGGCATAGCGCCGACGTTCTCAAGGAATGCCACGTCGATCTTGGTGTTCCTCCAAATCGCCGCCAGATGCGTCCCATTCACCCTCTTGCTGGATCCCTCCACCACGATGGGCATGATTCCCCACTCAATCGGTGTCCCATCCTCCAGAACCACAAAAGCTCCCGACAAACCGGGATCAATTCCCATGATGTTCATTTCATCTCCTTTTTGAGTTTCTCCAACATCTCGTCATATGCCCTGAACATGCAACAGCACTTGAAATAGTTTCCCCAGTCTTTTGCTATCTCAAACCAGTCCATCATCATCCCCATACGCATGCGCGCATGTGAGACCTCCAACATCAGTTTCTTGTTTTTCATTTCGTCCCCTTCAGTTTGAAATATTCACAGCGTTGCAGAATGAATCTCAGTCGTTGTGTCGGCTTACCATTAACAAGAATCCTCTGGCAGTACTTCTTGACATAGTGTGCACACTCAAAACAGACTCGGCGGTCATCAAACTCATCCCGATCCCTCTGAGTCATCTCAAACGCCAGTTCTGCCGCCTCATCATGATCAAGACCCTCGGTAGTGAAGACTCCATAGCGCCTCATGAACACTTTGTCTTCCAGTTCAGTCATTTGACCACCACATCATGTTTGTGTTTCTTGCCCTTCAAAATCGCCTGTATGCGCTTTTCAGCATAGCGGTGGGCTGAGATGACAGTTCTAGCCGGCAAAGCATTCAAAGCCTCACAGTAGTCCTCCAAAATGCCCCTCATGAGATTGATCGCCGCCCCATCAAGTCGGATGTTCTTTCCACCCAAAGATCGGTAACCAGCTTTCCCCATGGCTTGGATGGCATCGTCCAAAGCCCCATCAGGGTCTTCCACCGCCCCTATGTCCCTCAAAGCCTCCATCATGTTGATGGCATCAGCAACCACTTGCCAATCATTCACCGTCGGGCTCGGTGACTTCTCAAGATTGTCCATCCCCTGCCACATCACCTGCAGTTGATACATGCGCTTTTCTATCGGTAACGGCTCAGTAGGACTAGCCATCATCGCATCAAGCATCGAATACGTTCTCACCTGTTCTCCTTAACCCACTTTGTTGTGGTGATCACAGTCTAACACTTTGTTTGTGTTTTGTGTCAAATTTTTTTGGGCTAGCCCCTTTTACCCTCTTAATATATTTTCACCCAAAGACCCCCCCTACCCCATAAAGGGTAAGGAAGGAGAAGGTGCTTCACCCCTGCAATGCAGGATCATCATGCTACGGATTGGATACCGTATGCCCCCGGCTTGATGATTCGACCAGCCGACTGGATTGTTCGGGAACTGCCCCCTAGAACGAAGTCATACCAGTTACGCTTTCCTTCCGCGCCACCACGACTGAGGTGCTTGCTATCGTGCGGAGTACGGGTAACGGCTAGAAAGCAAAAAACCCATTGGTGAACGAGCTTTAGGCTTGGTTGCCGCATGAGAGCCTGCATCGACAGGATTTCCCAGCTTTGACAAAGCCCGCTCACCAATGGGTTTGCGGATTCGTTTCGATGAACTACAACGGGTTACCAGTCCGTTGATGTGTGTATTGTATCTAATCTCTACTAGTAGATGTCAAGTACTTTTTTTGGTGCCCTTGGGGTCGAATCGAACGCCCGACCTCCTGAGTACAAAACAGGTGCTCTACCAACTGAGCTACAAGGGCTTCAAATCAAGAGTGTAATGCCTCCTTGGCTCGGCAGTCCATGATTTTTTTCACCACAGCAAAAAGACCCCTCTTGGCATGCAGGTCATTGGCATCCATGCCCACTTCATCAGCCATCGTCCAAGGCAGTCCAGTCTGTTGCGCCGCCTTCTCCCCAGTCTTGCTCTCATCGTTGTCAGCAAAGACAAACCTCTTGCCGGGGATCTGGTCAGCCACCTGGATCAAATTTGACGCCGAAAAGCACACCACCACCGATCCAGGTAATCCCACACTCCTCAAGGCATTCCTGACACTCAACCCCGTGGCAAACCCTTCCACAATCCAAGATTCACCCTGATCCCTATTCCCCATGTACATCACGGCATTCTTGGCCCTCATGCCTGTCAGCATCTTCTTCTCATACTTCCTGACCTCTGGAATCCACCGAATCGACTGGTATCCATGGAGTTTATTGGTCACCACGTTCCTCATCGGGATCAGCAGTTTGTCGTCCAGAACCAACCCCTTCTCTTCTTTGAACCCCTTCATCTCAAGGTAGGGGTGGTAATCAGGCTTGGCCGATCTCAGGGTGATGTCTGCCTGAAGCGCGGCTTGTTGGTAGCGATGCTCCTGTTCAGTGGCCGCAGAAGCCCTTTTAGCCGCCCAGACGCGTTTTTCTTCCTCAGTCCATGGTTTGGCATTGGGGTCCTCATACCAGATCACCTTGGCCTCTCCTGACCAGTCCATGCACCAACCCCTCTGTCCATCCCAGAAGTAGGCTCCGTTGCCTGACCGCGGTCTCTCCACAGTCCCACACCGCTTGATCTTGTCTGATGGGTACAACTTTGAAGGGTCGATCTCCACCCCATGGGCTCGAGCAAAGTCAATGAAACTCATTCAAAGTATCCTTCCACATACATCTCGTAAAAAGCCCAACAGATCAGGTAATCCCAACTCAGGCGGGTTTGCTCTTCTGTGCGTCGAGGTATGTCCCAATACATCTGAGCCAAATACAGACACACTTTTTGATTGGGTGGTTTTTTCATCTCAACCCCTTTGTTGCGGCTTTGTAGGCCATGTTCATCTGTTGAATTTTGTTGTACACCGCATTCAGGATTTCCACCTGTGGAGCAGTAGAAAACTTCCAGATCGGGTCTTGGCCAGTAATCTTCTTGAACAGATGATATGACCTTCCCTGTTGAGATTCAGGTTTGCTGTGAATCCTGGCGTATGAACAGCACTGATTCCACAAGTGCTCAGCATTGTCAGCCATCTTCTTTTTGTTCTTGCCCTCACCCATGTAAATCTCGCGCATGTCACCCGGTTTGACTTCAGTGATCGTGGTGGATTGCTTCTCAAAGCCGCAGGCCATGCACCGCTTGTGAAATGGCGTGTAGCCACAACGAGGGCAACCCTTCTTCTCAAACTCTTCCTTCGTCCTGACCTTCTTGTCCAACTTCTCACCATCATTCAAGGCATCCAAACCATTGAAATAGATGTCGTTGAAGTCATCAAAAAATCGAATGATGTTGCCCGAGAAGTCCAGCAAGTGGCAGTCCTTCTTGCCTGGGCTCGAGCGCAAACCCCGACCCCACATCTGGATGGCAGTACTCAGGCTTTTCCTCAAAGGTCTGGCATCGCAAATACAACCCACGTCAGGCACGTCAAAACCCTTTGCAAGGGCTTCCACGCTGATCAGCACCTTGAGCATGCTGTCGGGCGTTCTGTACTCCTTGAGCAACTCCTCGCGCTCTTTGGCGGTGGTCTCCGAAGTGAACACCGCGGCCATCACCCCATTGGCGATGAATTGGCGCGCAAGCTCCTGACAGTGCTTGATCGTCGCTCCAAACACAATGGTCTTTCTGTTCTCACCATAGGTGAGCCAGTCATTGACCACATCCCCAACAATGGCCATCTCGCGCTCCTCAGCGGCCTTGTCAGTCCACTCACCCAACTTGCCCTGAGTTTCAGCACCAGTCATGTCAGGCTTGCGGCAGGAGAAGATCCGCATTGGGGTCAACACACCCAACTGAGTCAGATCATGCATGGTGGTCGCATTGACCAGGTTGGTGAATATCTTCCCAAGACTCGGCGTGAAGGGAGTCGCCGACAAACCGATCACCGCCGCACCAGTCTCCTTAGCAAAGTTCGTCCAAGCCTTGTAGGTGGTGTGCGCCTCATCGACCACCAAGACATCCATCTGTGGCCAGAACTGGCGCTTGGCCACTGTCTGCACAGAGGCAATCTGGAGCAACTCATCTGGCCGGCGACGCCAATGTTGGGCCTGGATGACTCCATGGTCTTGGAGACCATACCGATCAGCCACCGCAGAGGTCTGGTCAATCAAGGTAGTCCTGTCACACAGGAAGACAGCCTTCTTGCCCCGTTGCATGGCCTCATAGCACACCCGCAGACCCAGATAGGTCTTGCCGGCACCCGTGGGGGCCATGATCAATTGGTTCTTGTGACCCTCTTTAAAACCCTTTCTGAGGGCATTGTGGGCATCAATTTGGAATTGGCGTGGCGCTGGAAATCCGTCATCACGCTCACTCGGCGCTAGGACTGCATTCATTTTTTGGCTTTCAGTTTGTCAAGTTGTTTTTGGAGGTCTTTGACCATCTTTACTGCGGCACCCTTCTCGCTCATCAACTCTTTGATTCGCAGGTCCTTCATGGTCACCAAGTGGTTCAGGCGCTGATTTTCTTCATAGAGATGGGCCATCTTGTCATCAGCATCAAGCAACTTTCCCAACATTTCAAGGTCAGCTTCATGCTTCTTTTGATTGGCCAACAACTCAGCATCATCGGGCGCTTCACCCCCCGCAGGTGGAAGCGCTTCCACTTCATCAACCTTCTCAGGTGGAAGCGCTTCCACTTTGGCAGGTTTTTTATCAGGATTTTCCCTAGGTTTTTCCTCTTTCTGTTGTTTTTTTGCCTCAGATTTGATGATGTCATTCACAAACGTGTGGGACACACTGCAGATACGGGCAATCTCACGATTGGACTTATCTTTGATGTCTGGGTCAGCCAAAGCGCTCAAAACAGCCTTGCGTTTGTCCTCATATGACCTCGGTTTTCCATGGTCAGAGTTGGCGCTATATGAGTCACGACGGGCATCGGCAACAGAACCTGGAAGATATGCCACTTGGATGGTCTTCAAACCCAGTTGGATGTGTGCATGGTACCGATGGAAACCATCAGAGAGCCAATATGTCACCCCATCAAATCGACAATGAATTGCGGGATAGACAACATCGTGCTTCATGTTGTCGACGATCTCTGAAATCCAATGCGGGTCGATGCTGACACGAGACTGTGTGCCCCCATCAATCCGAATCTCATTCATGTTTACAGCTTTGATTGCTCTTTTCATTTCATCTCCTTTAAAAACCCAACAGTGGGTCACTCAAAAATATCGGGTCGCAGTTCTTTTTTTGTCACGAGGCCTTGTGTGGCCTTCTCAATCTTTTTTGCCAGTGCGGCTGACGGTCGTCGTGCCTTTCGGAGTAGCAGTCCCAGCCATGTCGTTGTGATTCCCAGGTACTCTGCCATTTCCTTCTTTGACCCGTACGGCTCGTCTTTGAAGTAGGTTTTCAAATCCATAGTCGTCCTTTCATTGGTGGGGTACTCGCTGCGTCTGGCGCAAAATCCAAATCAGCGAACCGATCATTGTGTTGCTTGTAACCAGCATCCGCTTTTCCCCGAAAAAATAGTCTAACACATTATTAGATGTGTGTTATAGTTATTTCACGGTCATGTTGACCGGGTAATTGTCCAAGGAGGACGTCATGGCTTTATATGCAGAAGATTCGGGTGGTTCATTTGAGCGTTGCCCACCTGGGATGCACCTTGCTCGGTGCTATCGAATTGTTGATCTGGGGACTCAAAAGTCCGAGTACATGGGACAGACCAAGTTCCTACACAAGATCATGCTCGGATGGGAACTTCACGGAAATCGAGAAGATGGCTCACCCCTCAAAATGAACGATGGTCGTCCTTTTGCGATCTTCAAGAACTATACCCTGTCATGGTCTGAGAAGGCAAATCTTCGCCTTGATCTTCAGTCATGGCGTGGCAGACCATTCTCCACAGAAGAGATGCGTCGGTTTGACCTGACCAATGTCCTTGGTGCTTGGTGCATGCTTAACGTCATTGAGCGCCAAGGTCAAAATGGAAAGACCTATGCCAATGTGGATGGAGTCACACCAGTGCCTTCCATGATCAAGCAAAACGGTCTACCTACCGCTGTGAACAAGAATGAAATCTTCAACCTATCTGAACCCGATATGGCACTGTTTGCAACATTCTCAGATCATCTGAAAGCAAAGATTGCCGCATCACCAGAATGGCAAAAAGCAAATGTTGCTAGTGATATTGGTCATGTTGTCCCCCAAAAGGATGATGATCTTAGTGACATTCCCTTTTGAGGTAAAAACATGGCAACAATTATTGCTCGGTCAGCCGAGTCTGTTCACTGGTATCGCCAAGATGGGGGACCCCAGTACACCGTGAAGGCAAAGGACGGCTCAGATCGTCCTACAACCCTCAGAGACGCGCGCAAGCTCAATCTGGTACCTTCGGTCACCACAGTCCTCAAAATCGCCGCCAAGCCCGGTCTGGAGGCCTGGAAGCAGGAGCAAATGCTCCTCGCCGCCTTGACCCTTCCTCGGCATGATGGTGAGACTGAAAAGGACTTGATCGCTCGGATCGTCGCTGACTCCAAAGAGACCGCCAGACGAGCCGCAGATCGGGGAACTCGAGTCCATGAGTCCATCGAATCTTGGTATGACGGTGTCCGACCTGTCGAGCACGATGACATCGCCAAAGCCTTCGAGGAGTCTGTCTTCAATCACTTCAAGACCCACCCATTCCAACCTTGGAAGACAGAGACCGCATTTGCAAGTGAACTGGGTTATGGTGGAAAGGTCGATCTGTGGTGTCCTGCCGATGAGTCAGCCCCCACAGGCATCGTCCTTGATGCCAAGACCAAAGAGTTTGACGATGGAGACGCAGTCGCCGCCTATGATGAACACCTCCTCCAGTTGGCGGCCTACCGCCATGGGTTGGGTGTTCCCCATGCTCGGTGTGCAAACGTCTTTGCATCTGTGAGCAAACCTGGACTCATCAAGATCATCGAATGGTCAGAAGAAGACCTCCAAAGGGGCTGGAAGATGTTCAACCATCTTCTCGGCTACTGGAAACTCAAAAACGCATTTGGAGAATAAATGAAACCCATCCTCACTTCCAAAGAAATCACAGAAGCATTTGTCAATGCTCATCTGGAAGAGAACTACAACTTCCTTCAAGAAGACTTGATGAAGTTGGCTGAAGCATTCATCAAAGCCGCCAAACCTAAGATTGAAAAAGCTGAACGTGATCTGTGTGTGGACATCGCCAAAAGTGTGAACATCTTGGTCGCCAACAAGATTCAATCAGTCAGGAAACAGATGTGATTGGCTTCATCATCTTTTACATCGTGCTGATGTGCTTTGTGATGTTCATATCACACTAAAAAGACCCCCCGCCGCAAGGCAGGGGGTAAACATGGGCAACTGCAATGCCCACACGCCGGGGAGACAGCCGGCATGTCCTGTTAGCGATTCCCCATCGCTGATCCAATAGGCGTTTCCAGAGCTTCTGGAGCCCCACCAAATGCGGTGGGGTTTATTTCTCCCAATCCCATACCTCGTGCAATATCTTCGCGATGTTTGACGGCATAGGGAATCTGTGCCAAACCACCAACAGTTCCAAGTTTTGGGCCACCAAAAGTTATGCCCAAGTTGCCAAGCAAACTCAGGTATTGAGACCAGTCAACTGGTTCTTTTTGAGTGGCCATGTTGTAACCTTGCAAGCCAGTCAAAGCCCCACCAACAGTACCCATGCCAACCTTTGCCGCACCAGATTTCAATCCATATGTGCGAAGTTTTTGTTCAGCATTCTGAATTGCATTCAATTGATTTGCAGTTTGTTGTTCATGCTGTTGAACAGCAACACTACGAGGAACTATCAAGTCACTTTTGAGTGGAACCAATGGTTCACCAACAGCCGCCAATGGATCACGAGTCGTTGGGGACAAACGATTGACCAAATTTTCAGTTTCTTGTTGAACTCGAGAACGACGTTGAGATTCCAAACCGAATCCCTCAGACCTTTGACGACCAGAAGTATCCAATGCAGAACCAGGACCTCCAGAAAGAATTCTCTCAACTTGTGCGGTCGTCAACCCGCGCACATCCATTGTGGGGTCGCCAGTTTTTTGGCGCAAAACCATGTTGATTGAGTTGATGTTCTTTTCGCTGGGTTGATACACATTTTGTCCAGGACCAAACACATTTTTGGCCTCAACACCTTTGTGACGCAAAAATGCACCAGTGGCCGCACCTGCTCCAGCGGCAGTAAGTTTTTTCATCTCCTCATCATGAGCCGCCTGTTCTGCTTTTTCTTTTTCAAACAATTGAGCGGCAGTCGGTGGATTGACAAAACCTCTGCCGGCACCAGCACCCACAGGTTGTTTTGGCTCTTGACCTTCTTTTGGAAGATTTTGCTCAAGGTATTTGTCAAGATCAAATTTTTCATCACTCATGATTCACCTCAATCAGCAAGTTTCAAAGCAGAACGATGACGTGCATCATGCTTGTTGTAGGCTTCTTCAACTTCGGGCAAACTGAAAAAGTTTGACAGTGGTTTTTTAGCGTAATCAGGTGTTCCGCTGTACTTTGACCAATTGCTATGCAAGTCAGACACCAACTCATTCCTGGCCGCTCTAGTAGCCAAATATTGGCGCATCAACTTGTATGGCTCTGAAGTTGTGGGGAACATGCCCATCACATTTTGAAATTCCACAGCATTCATGTGGCCACCACCAAGTGCTGAAGTTCCAGCCTTGATGTCTTCCAAAGAATCCTTAATCACGATGCGCATCAATTCACGCAATTTTTGTTTGGTCTGAGGATCTGTAGAGGCCGCTGTGATTACTTTATCAACTGGGAAAGCAACCTGAGCAGTGAATGCACCACCAGTATGGTTCAATGCAAAGTTCAAACCTTCTTGCAAAGCAGTCTGCAAGCCACTGACAAAACCTTCGTTCTTGTACAACTGACCCATACCCTCTTGGACTTTGGGATCATCAACAATTGACAGGCCTCGAGACAAGTCATTGCGACGTTCATTTGTCACATTCTTGCGTTGACTATTGATGTAGTTGATGTAATCAATGTTGTTTTGCTCAAGACCTTTGACTGCTGTGGCGCTTTGCTCGGATGCTTTTTCTCCCGTCAAACCTGCGGACTCAAAATCAATTTGAGAGACAGGTTTTTGTTCAGCACCTGGTTTGAATTGAGCCAAAGTGATTTCACCAAGATATGCCTTTGCTTCAGGTGGTAACTTTGACAAGTCCCCAGCCTTCAACCATTCATTGACTTTTCCTTCACCATAATGATGAGCAAGAGCACCCCATGCAGGGCCAAATTTCTCGGTCATCTTGTCCAGATACTCTTTTCCAACCCGATCTTTTTCAGCAAGGGATGCATCTTTTGCAGGTTCAATTCCATATCCTGGGTTTTGTGCAGTGGAATCTAACACTTGATACAAACCACTAGCAGTGCTTTCTGGATTCTTTGCATCAGGCTTGTTACGGCTTTCAGCATAAGTTGTACCTTGATGCCATGCTCCAGATACAGGTGTAACACCAGGCATTGTCCCAGTTGGTTCTGAGGGAACTGATGGCTTGCCATTTTGAGGCGCATATGGATATGAGGCTGTTGATTGCAATGCTTTTAAGCGCTCACCATATTCTTTTTTAGTAATCGTTCCCGATGAAAACAATCCTTGCAGTCTTTGAATTTCTTGACCTTGTTGTTCCATTCCAAGTTTTTGCTGTTCGGCCAGGGCTTGGACAGTCGGAGACTGAGGAGCCTCTGCTCTCCATTCCATGATCTGAGCAGAAGATGGCATTTGACCGGGATGGTCAGCTTTCCATTTTTCAATTTTTTCAGTGACCCCTTTGTTTTTGCCCAATAGCAAATTGGTCTGAGCTAACTGAGCCCTCATCTGAGCAATAGGCAATTGCTGTGCACGTTGTTGTTCGACGTTCTCACCCAAGGCTTCAGCCGCAGAACCCATGGATGCAAGGAAACCACCCAACTGAGGTTTTGCAAACCCAGCGGCTACCTTGAACCAATTCGGTTGGGCATATCTTGACTCAAGTGCTTCCAGTGCCTTTTGTTGAGCATCTTTGAGTTCTTGGAGTTGTTCTTGTGATGTCCCATAAAGGGGTAACTTGGCTTGTTCGGCCATGGTTTGAGACAGACCGCCCATGTTTTGTGTTTCACCACCCATCATTTACTCCTTAACTTTGAGTTGACTGTGTGTCATTTGTGTTTGATACTGAACTATTATTTTGAGATGGATAGTCTTGATTTACAACCAAACTTCCATTTCCTGCATTTGGAACAACAGGATTGCCATTTGCATCAATTGTGTTGGATGAATTTGAGTTCAAGTTTGTATTGGTCCCTGATCCCAATCCAAAAGCATTTTGAATCTGATTCAAAATACTTGTGCCAGATCCACCAGAACCAGAACCAGTCAATTGTTGGAAGATGCTCGGTCCAGTTCCGTTAGTTCCCGATCCTTGGAACAAGCCTGCAACTCCAGAACCAATCGTAGCCAAACCAGACAATGGCGACATGTTGAGTTGTGTCGTGACAGTCGAAGGAATCTGCTGACCCTGCAACAAGGCGGCAAGACTTGCCAACTTCGTCAATGGATAGTTCTGAGCATTCTGTGCAATTGTCTGCTGTTGTCCACCCAGAGTAGACAAGGCATTGATGTCTGCCAGGTTCAGAGCTTGGTTCTGACCCGCCAGAGAACTCAGTGCCCCACCTGCTTGTGTGAGGTTTTGCTGACCAGCAGATGCCAACTGACCTGCAGTCGATCCCAACTGACCAAATAGTTGATTCTGAGCCGTACCAGCAGTCAATGCCTGACCATATCCAGTAGCCAACTGTTGGGCAATCTGAGTTCCCAAGTTCTGCAGTGCATTGGCTTCAACTTGACCTTGAACTTGAGCCCCACGCTGAGAACCGAATTGACCCGACCCGACTGCCGCCGCAGTAGCTTGAGGTGCCAAGTTCTGCTGAATGTCCCTCATGGCCACATCAGACAGACCCTGTACAGCATTCTGAATGTACGGGTTCATGTACTGAGAAGCCAAAGCGGCAGGGCTTCCAGATGCCGCCAACATGTACGGGGTTCCCGCAGCCAAAGGATTCGTTGATTGAGCCGCCTGAGTCAAAACATTACCAGCTTGACTCAAAGTCGGTTGGAAAGCTGAAGCAGCACCCGAAACATCCTGAAATGCTTGCTGTTGCAGAGGTTGAGCCCCTGCATATTGAGCATTCGCCGCGGCAGTCTGACCTTGACTCGCAAGGTTGGACAGATAGTCCGTGTAATACTGCGGTGCAGTCGTTGCCTGTGTCTGGGAACTCTGAAGCAAATTTGCCATTTTTAACCTTTCACTCCCTTGAGATAGTCAAGTGGAGATTTTGCTTTCGGTGGGATTTTTGATAGTGGTGCAGATCGTTTGTGCTCACGAAGTCTTTTTCTCATCTCGTCCAGCATCTTAGCCCCATGCTTATTGTCTCCTCCTCCGAGGGCTGTGACAAATGACTCAGGAAGGACAAACTCCCCATCAGCAATCTTTGCCGGGACAGGATTTCCTTCAGCACCATCCCTGTGGGGCACTTCATGCATGAAATGCGTCAAAACGTCCTTTCCAGCCTTGGAAGACCCATCCCCAAGGGCGGAAACTGCTTCCGCGTCGATTACATAGTCCCCATCGTGGAGCATCGCCGGAATGTCATCAGACTGACCAGTTCCTCGACCACCAGCATAGTAGCCCGTCAAACCCGTAATAAATTCTGGTTTATGGCCCTTTGGGGCGTTTTCTTCATACTTTGAGGGCAAACCCCCATGAGCCAATGCTCCGAGCTTTGGAGCCTGTTTTAACTGGGTCAGAGCACCCAATTCCATGGGCTTACCTTTAGCCTGGGGGCGAAAGAACTTTGGCTCAGACTTTACAAACTTCGGCGCCAAAGAGTTGGCAGTCTTGTTCATGTCCACCAACATGTTCCCAGCATCAGCAATCGGTTGTGTCTCTGTAACCAGACCCCCATCAGGGTAACCCATTCTGTTCATCATCAGAGAGTACAGATCGGGGTCAATCCCATGAATAGAACCCCCTGTTGCGGCTTGCTGAGTTCCTCGAGCAAGTTGAACCTGCAGGGCTGGGTCAAGACTATTGAAAATCTGCTGTAACTTCTCTTCTTGAAGCCCCTGATCCTGAGATTTTCCAACTGTCAACCAAGGATTCTTGACATCAATGAACTTGGAAGCATCAGCCAAGGCTTGTTTTGCTTGGGCTTGTTGCTGTTGTTGGGTGATCTGGTCTTGAATGGCCTTGGTTTGAGCGGCAGTTGAAGATGCCAAGTTGCTCACTGCAGTTTGATTAGCGGCATCACTTGCCGCAATCTGTTGGTTGAGATCAGAACTCATCTGAGACAATTCTTGATTTGTCTGATCAATAGCCTGCTGTTGGGTAAGACCTTGGCTAACCAAATCATTGATGCGCTGTGTAACTACATCTTGATTTGATGAAACAACGTTTGAAAGCTCAGATACTTGTTGACCAACTCCAGAGATTGCTTGATTGCTTTGCGCTTGGACATCAGCGATTGCGGCTTTCAAATCACCAGTATTTGCGGCTTGCGTTGCCGCCAAAGCCTGTTCATTGGAAGACAGATTATTGAATGCATCCTTAGTAGCTTGGTCAGAAGCATTGAGTTGATCTTGGAATGTTTGAGACAACTGATCAAGACTTTGTTGTGTTTGTGCTTGGTTGGCATTGACAACATTACTCAAAGCACCGATGGCAGATTGATTTTGTTGAGCAACCTGGTTAATTGCATCAGTTAAAGAAGCGCCTTGTGCAGTCAATGCATCAGCTTGAGCTTGCTGGGCAGAAGTCAACGCATTGAATTTAGCTTGTGTATTTGCATCAGCTTGTGCAAGTTGATCTTGCGTCTGTTGAGACAAAGCTGTAATTTGACCAGACAACCCAGACTGAACTTGATTGATGGCATCGGACAATGACATGCCCTGTGATGCTAAAGCCTGAGCTTGTGCCTGTTGTGCAGCATTCAGTTGGTTGTAATTTGCTTGATCTAAAGCACTTAATCCTGAAATCTGTGATTCTGTCTGTGCTTGGTTGGCAGAAATCTGTTGGTTTTGTTGTGCAATTGCTTGATTCAAAGCAGTGTTGTAATCAACACCTTGCTGTTGCAAAGTAGCCAACAATGATTTTCCTTGATCATTGAGTTGTGATTCAAGGCTTGACTGTACATTCCCAATTTGTTGAGATGTGGCTTGTTGCGATGCAGTAATCGCATCTTGCAAACTTTGTCCCTGAGCAACTCGAGCAGCAGTTTCTGCTTGTTGCGCCGTAGACATTTTGTTGAAAGCATCCTGAGTGGCAGCATCCGACTGAGCTAATTGATTTTGTAATGAGTTTTGAACACCAGTAATTTGAGCACTTGTTGACTGCGCAACCTGGTTGATGGCATCAGAAAGCGAAACCCCCTGAGCGGCCAATGCCTGCGCTTGAGACTGCTGAGCGTCTGTCAACTTTGCATAGTTGGCTTGATCTAAAGCACTGAGATTGGCAACATTTTGATTGGTTTCCTGCAATTGTGCATTTGTCTGGGCTTGATTAGCATTAACAGTCCCAGTCAATGAACTAAGTGCAGATGCATTTTGAGCTTGATTAGCATTGACAGTGTTTGACAAAGCACCTACTTGTGACTGAACACCAGACAACTGATTTTGAACAATAGTGTTGACCTGATCGGTCGTCATCCCTGGATTGTCTTGAATTGCCTTTGTCACAATGTCCTGAACTTGACTAGGAGTCATGTTCGGATTGTTCGCCATGGCTTGCTGAATCATGTTCTGCACATCAGAAGATGTAGGTAGATTTGATGTGGCAGACGTGATGGCTTGATTGACATCAGCAGTTGTCGGAAGGTTTGACGTGGCAGACGTAATTGCATTGTTCACATCTGCGGCAGTAAGTCCTGGATTTGATTGTGTGTTTGTGGGTGTCACAGATGACAATGCTCCAGTGTTTGATGCAGTAGTGCCATTTGCATTTGTTGTTGCGCCTGATGTATCAGTAGTAGCAGTTTGGTCTGACCCAGTACCTGCTCCAGTTCCAGTGCCATTTTCTGTTGCATTTGCTGATGTGGCACCAAAATCTTTGTATGTGTAACCACCATTTGAACTCATTGTCCAATAGCCATTACCGCTTGGATCAATCCATCTGCCTGTATTAGCATCCCATGTTGCGCCAATATCAGGGGGGTAAGTTGAACTTGTTGTGTTGTTCGGGGGGCTAGTAGCAGGCAATCCACCTGCACTACTTGCTGTTTGCGTACCTTGACCTGCCGTCACTGCCCCAGTTGCCAAAATTGAATTGATGTCCCCTGAAGACAAAGTATTGAACCCGGCAGGATTCGATGATGTATTTGTTGGGAGTCCGCCTGACCCTGAAGTGGAAGCGCTTCCACTTTGAGCTGAGTTATCCACAGGGGTGGAAGCGCTTCCACTTGTGCCAGTTGCCGGCAAAGCACCAGTAGATGGGTTGATTGCATTGCCAACAGTGCTTTGAACAGTCGGTGAATTGGCAAGACCAGCCGCCGCCGTTGCAATTGCTGTGGTATTCCCAGAATTGATTGCATTGGCAAGATTTGCCGTCTTAACAGCATCAGATACTGTCAAACCAGAATCTCCAATCTGAGTTGAGCCTGCGCCCGTTAAGTTTGCACCAGCAGACAAGGCCCCAAGAGTGTTTCCTGATTGCACCGCATTGACCAAGTTATTGGCTTGGTTGGCAGTGTTGGCAACAGTCTTGACAGTGCTTGGATCAACCCCCAAAGCACCCCCAACAGCATCAGTCACACCAGGGATTCCTGTTGCTGAAGCCAAAGCCGCCAAAGGATTGTTGTTTGCAACTGCTTCACCAGTGTTTACGGCGGCGGCAATAGGGGCAAGTTCTGGTGCGGCAATAGATGCAAGACTCAATAAGGGTGCAATGGGCGCCAAAGAACTGGCAAGACCACTTACAACATTACCCAAAAACCCGCCAGATTGACCACCAACGTACTGAACGCCTTGCGTTAAAAAATTATCTGGAATAGATGCCTTGCCTGAAGACGAATCAACAGAAATAGGCACAGCATAAGAACCGCCACCATTGATGTCTGGTACAGACACACCCATGATGCCGCTTGTGCCAGTGTCTTGCAGGTTGTATGTCTGGCCATTTCCAAGAATAAGTGTATTGCCCTGAACGGCATAGTTTCCAGAATTGACGCCGTTTACCAGAGCAGACAATGCACCATGAGATTCACTGTCGGCGTTCAAATTACCACTGAACAAATTACTGTTTGCCAGTGTGGATGACATCTTGTAATTTGGATCGGCATTAGGAACAGCTACCTGTGTTTGACCGCCTGTGTGTGTATATGAATTATATGGTTGACCCACCGTCACATATGTAAAGTTTCCTGCTTTTGCTGCGGCGGCATCGGAAGCAGCTTGGGCATTAGTATCATTTTGTGAGATGACGCTAGGATTATAAGTGGCACCTTGCCCCGTTGGGCTGACCCACATTTGATATGAATAGTTTCCACCGGGACCAAAAGTTTGAAGAGAATATCCCGCCGCTTTCAACTGCGCAGATGTGGGGTTTGCAGGTAAAGATGGCGCTGCCGAAGCTGCGGGGGCAGATGCCGCAGGAGCAGTTGTGGTTGCAGGTGCAATGCTAGAAAGCGAAGACGTAGATGCCGCCTGATCAACCGCTTGAGCAGCAGGAACAACAGGCTGCGTAGGATCAATCGTTGGGATATTAGAAAGATTTCCAATTGGAAGTTGTACACCCATCAGTGTTCTCCCACCAAAGCCATCCAGTTGTACTGAGGCTTGTCTGATTGCCTGATCTTCACACCGACATGTCGCATCAAGTCAACAATTTGACGAGTATCTGCCTTTCCATACACGCGCTGAATGTGTGACGCCTTGATCTGTTTCATAAAATGTTTGACCGCTTTGACCATTGCCAATGGTTTGTCCTGCGTGTACAGATGAACCTCAACATCATGCGGGGCAATCTTGATAACCACCAAAACAGAATCTCCGAAGTGCAAAATAGAAGCGTTTTTACGTTTCAAATGCTCATGGATGGTTTGCAAGGCCTGATTTGAATCAAAACCTTGATCATCAAAACTTTTGGAAATGATTTGACTTGGTGTCATCTTAATCTCACTGTGGAATCACAGACATGATGCCAACCATGTTCATCGCCCAGTCACGCCAGTCAGAATAACTGCCAGGATCGGGAACGCCAGACTGAACAAAATAACCAATGCCATTAAGCCCACGAGCCCACTCCTTCCAATTTTCTTCCGACACAGTGCCAAGTTGATTAGGTGCAAAAAGCTCTGCCATGAGAGCACAATACTGATCCCATGTCATATACCTAGGGTCATATGTGATCATGGGTTGCCCGTTCCACGGACATCGCCCGTGTCTAAACTCAACAACACTTTACCCATGTAATAGTTGCCATTGACAATGTTTGAACCAAACCTCAATCTCATTTCTCGGCGTTGTTCTCTCATATCAATTTTCAATGTAGTCGGGTCAAAATAGTATGGATCAGATGATTGATCAATGTCATCAGCATAACCCTTACCCTTGACCACTACATACATTTGCTCAGACTGAACAAAGTCAGGCTCAATCCTTTCGCATCTTGTCCAGACGTTATCTCCAGGCTGTTGTGTCGATCCGACCAAACCAGCTTGTTGACCTAATGTGTTTGTCTCAATGTATGAATCAACTGCATCAACATGATTTGTAAACACTGAGTTCACACCTGTTTCATGTTGCCAAAGAGTGTACAAACCCAATGAATTCTGATCATATCCAGCCCAAATTGGGTAATGGAATACCTCAGAAAATGTCCCGGCAGAACGACGCGCTCCATCAGCAGAACCCACGTCATACCAAGATTTGGTACGCACGTTGTAAATCACTGCATCAGTACATTCTGTTGCATTACCTCGAGGATAAAACCACCAAATTTCACCCCACCTGGGCACTTTGGTACACCATACTTTTTGTCGTTGTGAAAAGTTGATGTTGTCAAATACCCAATTTAAATTCTGAGTGTTTTCTATTTCACGAACAACACCGTCATACATCAAAAATCTGTCAACGCCCATCCAAAAATACAAACCGTCATATTCAATAACGCATGAACTAGACATGATTGAAGATTGTTGGGTAATCAGGTCATACCGCCAATACAGAGTCGAGGTTCCAACAGACTGGGGTGCATAAGTCACCCTGACAACTGAATCTAGCGTCCAAAACAAACCCGCGGGAGAGGTCGTACCACCACGCAAAGGAAGTCCCTTGACCACTTTTGTAGAGGCTACATTGTTGGCATTTGAATCAGCAGATGTCCAATTGTTAAAGTCACCTGCTGAACAATTCTGGATCAGCCCATTGTTTCCATACACAAACAGGTATGGATACAGCATCACAACTCCACCAGACACTTGAATGTTGTTGTCAAAAGTCAGAGTCTTAGCACCACTTGCCGTGGCATTGTTGTTCAATGTGACAGTCCAAACCCCACCAACAGTATTTGCTGATACGACAGTAGTGTTTGCTGGGATACCTGTACCAGTCACTGATACACCCGGACCAATAGCTACAATCGTCGTTGCGAAGGTTACAGTTGGGCTACCAGATGTCAGAGTTCCTGTTGCAGTAAAAACACCCACAGGAGCCAATGTAGTGCCCGTGAAAGGCCCATAAAAAGGCCTGGTATTTGTGGTGCTGTCAATGTATTGCAGATTTTGTCCTGCATGTGCAATGATGTTGTTTTGACCATTACCAGTTGAATCATAGCCAATGTCAAATTGCCAAAGATTATTGGCATTTGCCGATAATCCAGTCACTGTGCATGGATAAGGTCCAGAGCCAATACCATCATCATTGTCGGTGATGTATTGATATAAATTGTCAGATTGACCCGAAAAAACATAAGTCAAACCATTTTGGGAACTCAAAGTCATTCCACGGCTGATTCCTGATGCTGATGGAAAAATTCCTTTGTATCCACCCATTTTTTTGGGTAAACCATTGTGGAAGCGACACCACTTACCATCGATGTAAGTGGGTGATGCAAACTGTGTTCCATCACGCTGAATACCAGCTTTGATTTGAAGTGCAATGACTTTGGATGTCATTAGAAAGTCCCCGCAACAATGCCGATTGGAGCCAGAATTCCAGATGGAGTGAAAGTCACCGCTGTTGATCCACCCAAAGATAGCCCCAACTGACTTGATGCCGCCAAGTACAAACCTGTTTGCGGGTCAGAAGAAAAATGCAAAGATGGATTTGATCCACTACCATTTGCAAGTGAAATGGTTGCAGCAGTTGAGGCGGCAGTTTGTGCGTTGTACACATTTGTGCCATCACAAATTGCAATAATAGTCTGGCCTTGTGGCAAAGTAAGATTTGTACCACCTACAGCACCAGTGCTGAATGTCAGAGTAAATGAGCCAGTAGTTTGATTGTTTACTGAATAAAACTGCACGGTCGGTGGAACAATCACCAAACAGTTTGATGTCAACACACCTGTATATTCTTGTATCAAGTTCGATGCTTCAACTGATGTCAAAGTCACCGTTCCACCAGTAATGACCTTAGACAAAATTGTGAAGTAAAACTGAGTAGACTGACCATATCCATATGACACCCAACCTGATCCAGTAGATACAAGTGTCAATGATTCAGCAAGTTGAAGTTGAAAATTTGATGCTCCATCAATCGTGTCAGTTCCACTTGGGGACAATGTAAGTATGCCTGAACCATCATTTTTGATTGTCACAAACCATGATGCACCTAATGTGTTAGCACTTGGCAAAGTGATTGTTCCAGCACCACCCTCCCATGTAACAACAGATGCTTGATCTGAGTTTTGAAGCACATAATTTGAATAAATTGTGCTGACGGTATATGCCTGATTCAGTTTGGTGGTAACAGCTTTCAGACCATATCCAGCTAAAGCAGATGCACTTGCAGATGAAGTGCCTGCTCCAAAAGTAACTGTATTCCAAGTGCCATTTACAGTCAGATTGTTGGTCAGATAAATATACTGAGCAACTCCAGATGAAATGGTGATGATTGTGTTTCCACCATTATCTACAACAGTAAAAGGGTTCGAACCGACGTTTTTTATTAAAGTTGTTTGGCCAACAGACACCTGAGTCGCAGGTGGCATGTAGACCAACAGATTGGTAGCAGTTGCCGTAATCTCAATGATGTTAGCAACTACATCTGAGGTATTCCCATTTACTGGCCATTGAAGATATTCATTGGCACTGATGGTCAATGATTCATATCCAACCTGTGAAGGTTGAATAGTTTGACCGCTATAAGGATTTGTATATGAAGTCATGATTAAGAGTCCACAGCAACAGCTTGACGGTCACCAACACGAGCCACATCCTCTGCTTTCAAAGCCTGCATGGATTCAGTGTACTTCTGTTGGAAGATTTGACGTGCATCATTCTTCAAGAATGGCATCGCCTGCAAAAGTGTCCCAAACAACATTGCATTGGGCGCATTCTGCGTAAGCCAATTTGTCTGATTGGTTGAACTAAGAGGAGCAATTCGCTCATAGTACAGAACTTCAAATGAGTATGCCTGATCAGGTGTCGGCGCCAAATACCAATGATCCCAATCAGTGTCAGCATAGTACAGAGGTTGTCCAGTACTCCCTGATGAATTGTAATTTGTCAGATATTCATACTTGCGCAACAAAACAGGTTGTTTATTTCCATTGATCAAAACATTCATGGAAACAGTCTTTCGCCACCGTGAAGGTTTTGCCAAAACAGGATTTCCTATGGTCATCACAGACTCAGCAATTTGCAACTGACCTAGAGTCTTGACTTGTTCTGCAATTTCAAATTCAGCCAACGTGATAAAAGTTGGAATAGCATTGACTACTGCTTGATCTTGTCTTTCCAAATATTGAAGAACAGTACTTGTCAAACTGTCGTAAGTTAGTACAAAAGATGGTGTGGTCATGCAAGTCCTCTCTTTTCCTTGATTTTCCCACTATGCCGAAAGAATCGCAATGTCGGTATTGGTCAAAGCTATGCGCTCTTCCAGACCAAATGTACCCCCATTGATGATCTTGGTCAGGCGGGTCCAGTCTTGAGACTGGGCAATCTCATTGCATTTATGCGTGGACCAGAACCACCCTGCCGTCAAAGCGGCGTATTTAGGCGTTGAAACAAGGTCTGGGTCAGCCCAGAAATCCACCCCCAGAGCCTGTCCGGCATGATGGTAGTTATCAGAACCCGTAATTTGGAGACATCCCCGTCCCCGGAAACGATACCCATCCCCGCTAGACTCATCACGATTGCCCATGCGAGAGGCGTAAACCTTGTTGGCGATCTTTCGTGGCTGTCCGGCGTACTCATTTGCAACCTCAATGGTGGGAAACCGCTTGGGCCAGAGCTTCATCAGGGTGGCCGCCCGATAGTTCAGATTCTCTTCCAGCGTCCGAAAGTTGTTGCACTCATGTCCACACTGACCTATGAAAGCCGCCTGCTCAATGGGCGTGTTGATCCCGAACCGCTGGAAGGTTTCATTGAGGGCATCCACCCACTGAGGGCCAATCCCCATCCGTTGGAGTTGATCAGCGCGCAACATTCATCTGCTCCCTGAGGTTGTTATAGGCGTCAATGCATGCATTGAGCTGTTGGGTGTTTTTATCCCCTTGAGCCACTATTTCTGCGATGGCTTCGAGGGTTGCTCGCTCGGCATCAGAAGCTGCGTCAGTCGGTCCGTTAGGTTGGCTTCCCGTTTCTGCCCGATTTCCGGAGGGAGGGGTGGGATTTGGGGTGGTTTGTACGCAACCTGTGGCGATCCGCACCCGACCATTGCGAATGGCACGATCCAAAGCAGTTTGTTTTTGAGTGACAACATCATTGGCCTCCTGTAACTTGGTTGCGGTCTGGTTGACCTGTTCCGTCAGCTTTTGCTCAGTCTGTCGAGATTCTTCATTTTTCTTTGCAATCTCGGCCTGCATCTCTACATCACGGTCTGACCAACCCGCATGATGCCCATAAAAATACGAGCCAATTACAATGATGATGGCACCGATGATCACGTAGGGATTCATGATTCGCTCCTTGCAGCCATACGCTCAGCAGCTATCTCCTCCCGCTCGGGGTGCAGATAATCGGGCGGTGTCGTCGGTGGCGGACCCGGCGTCCAAGACTCATCAAGCGCAGGATTTACAAAGGTCGGCATTGCGCCAAAAGGTTGAGCAGTGGGTTGACCCGGAAATGACTGAGAAAAAGGTGCTGCTCCTTGAGCGTAAGGGTATTGTCCTTGTTGGGGTGGAAATTGAGCGCCACATGGTGGATATGTGGGCGTAGGCGCCAGGGCCGTTGCCGCAGCCTTTACAGCCCTCTTGGACATGATCCCACCGATACCCCCGACAATGAGCAAGACAATGTCATTGAGCATCTTCGTGAACGCCTGATCAATCGGCGCCATCGACTTGATGGGTTGCACCACAAAGATGATGGAATACAGCATGCTCCCCACGATGAATACCAGAATCATCGTGACCACAACGACCACGAAACCCCAGATTCGTATTTCTATCTCATCTGCTGTGAGGAGCTTCTTGTCCAACTTGTTTCTCCAAAATCGGGGCGACCAAGTATTCGGGGCAAGTCTGCGTGAACAGACATCTTGGCTTTTGACACTCGGCGGTGTAGAACTTGTCAGGGTCTTGACATGCGTATCTGTACCTGTCTTCACATCCAGTCAGGAATATAACGGCCGCTCCAACCACAGCCCCGAGCAAAGTCCAGACAATGAAGTCTCTCATTTGATCACCCCAACCAATTTGTCGGCAATGGGTTTGGCCAACTCATCGGGCAGTCTCGGGAGAAGGTCCAAGACAAACCACAAGCCCGTGGCGTAACAGCAGTACTTGAACCAACGGTCAAAGCCGTCGAGTATTTCTTTGCAGAGGAACTTCTTCATCGTCCACACCTTGCGCCAGAACAGAAGTCCATCGCTGCATAGATGGAGTACCCAACCACACTTAAAACAAAAATGACCACAAGTGCGGCCATCAGGACTTCGTTTTGGAACTCTTCTTCTCTCTTTCGCTTTGCGGCTTCTATGGCATCTCGTTTGGCATCATCAGCGTCTGCGGCGTTCATTTCAGCCACCCGCTTCATGATGTTCTGCCAGACGTCCATATTGTTGGATGCAAAGAAAAGGTTCTGTAGTTCCCTTTCAAAGTCGGCTTGAGACTTCAGTGCGAGTTCGATCTCAATGGCTTTGCCCATGTTGGAGCCGCCAGCTTTCTTGGCTTCTCTGGCTGCCTTTGTAGCTGTAGCCTTGGCGTCAAAATACTTCCCGATCATCGGCCCCAGAGACGCAACATCATCAACAGTTTTGGATGCCTGCTTGATGAGTTTGACCGCAGACTGTACTGCTGCGAGCGCCGAGACGGGGTCGATCATGATTACATGTGGAAAAATTTCTTGGCAAACTCAGCGGCAACACCCGGCCCCAGAAGAACCGTTGCAATCACGATGTACAAAAGATATTCGATCTTGGTCATCCTCTTCGATCCGTCATCAAACCGCTTTTGGATGGACTCATATCTTTGGGCGCAAATTGCTTCATGCACAGTCAACCTTTTGTCCGTGTCTGCAATGGTTTCCTCTGGAGTCATCTTTGCCTCTTACTGCTCTTCTTTTTGTTCAGCCTCTTTTGGTTTGGCTGATTCTTTGATTCCATCAATCAGTTGAAACACTTCTTGATAAGGTCTTGTTGCCAAATACGCAATGATTTGGTTGGCAAGTTCAATTGAAATTTGAATGTTCATGTTTATCTCACATTGGGAAGAAGTTAAAGAAGTTGCTTGGACTAGGGAATATCCACCCTGTGTTACCGCTGACATTTGTGGAGTGTGTCCCTGCGTACCATTTCAATGTTGATGGTGTGGCGTGACTGTCCTTGATGCTCAAATAGTCAACAGAAATTACTGGACTTCCTGTGTAAGACAAGTTTGCCGCTGTTCCTGATGTACTTGAATTGATGGTCAGCGTGTTGGTTGCATTGCCCGTTGCAGTCCAGTTTGCTACTGTCTGCGTTGTTCCAGCAGTAAACGTGATTGTCGTTGCACCAGTAGAGATGTAGCTTGCAGTGATGTTGCCAAAAGTATTTGAGCCAGTAATGGTCAAAGCACCTGCGCCACCTTGGTTGAGTGTGATACCAGAGTAAGAAACACTTCCACCTTGAAATGATTTGGCTGATGCGCTGGTCAGGCTGATCGTGCCTGTGCCTGTAATGGTCAGTCCCGTTGATGTAGAGGCATTCCATCCACCAGTGCCTCCAAGTGTCCAAGTGCCAGAGCCAATTGCAACAGTTCTCGTATTGGATGTGCTTGTCAAAACCGTAGAATTAGAACCTGTCAGCGTGACGTTATAACCATTTGCGTTGAAAGTCCCCCATGCTGGTTGCAAAGCATTTCCAGTCGCACTGCTGGAAAAAGCATCTTGTAAAGTCACAGACCCGTTTGGACTGTTGATCGTGATAGGCTGAGTAAAAGTCACTCCAGCACTTGTAATCGTCTGTGATCCACGCCCTGCAAAAGTAACAATACCCGTACCCGACAACGTCGTACCAGTGCCGTTGCTCCAGTTGCCGTAGATCGTTGGTGTAGTCGTACCCGTTGCCAGCGTCATTGCACTGGTACGCAAATGAGCATCAAATGTACCGATGTTCCACGCAGCGTCAATTGTCAGAGTTGTGATTGCGCTATTCTGGTCAATGATTGCTGTATCTTGGGTCAATGGGAAATTAGCCGCAGCAGGAGTTCCTCCTGACGTTGTTGCCCATCCAGTAGCCGACCAGTTTTGTGAGCCAGTCAAGTTCCAATATACCGTCTTGGCGGTGGTGAATGTGATGCCCGAGTTACCACCACAGTTACCAAAAGATGTTCCAGACCAAGTGCCAGCACCTGCGCCAGTAATGTCACGGAAATCACAATAGGATGCAGATACTGTTGCTGCGGTGATGGTGTATGGTGTGCCTAATGTGCCGGATTGGATGAAAATACGTTGGTTATATGCCCCACCGTTGGCTGTGAATGTGCCTGTGATTGTCTGATTACCCTGAAAAAGAATTGAACGTACTCCAGTGCTGGCAGTGGTTGAGAACGTCAAATTCGCAAAAGTGTTTGTGCCCGTTATGGTATTTGATACAGCGCCAGTATTTGTGAAGTTGACATTGTTATAAGTCAGTCCGCCGGAAGCAAAAGTGCCGCTATTGCTAAAAGAAAGCGTTGAAGTTCCCGAGCTAAATGTCAGCCCTGTTGTCGATGAAAAGTTCCAGCCGTTAGTACCTGAACAGGTGATAGTAGAACTTCCAAGGGAAATTGCGTTAGTCCCCGAGCCAGAATTTCCCCAAGAACTATTTGTGCACGAAAAATTACCTGTATTGAATGTGCCGTTTATAAAAGTTACGCTAGTAGTTGATGTAAATGCACTTCCTAACGTCCAGCCACCACCAGCTCCATTGAAAACAATGGTGGCGCCTCCCAATGAAATCCCGTTGGTCGTAATGGTATTTCCTGTCGCCGTTGATGCAAACGTCAATGAGCCAATATAAGACCAAGTAATGCCTGAACTTGGTAGAGTGAAACTACCATAAACAGACCAAGCCGCCGATCCTGAGAAAGTGACATTACCCGATGCAGGGCCAGCAACAGTGATTGACGAGCAAACCGCACCAGTGGAAATCGTGACCGTATAAGCTGTTGCGTTGGATGCACTGTTAAAAATAACCGAGTCACCAGTGCCAGGAACACCAGCACCACCAGCGCCACCAGATGATGAAGCCCAGTTTGTTGTGGACGAACTTGTCCAAGTCCCAGTGCCACCGACCCAATAGTACGTTGCCATGCTTACACCCCCTGTGCTGGAGCAGAAGCGTCAACAAGAACGTCAGCAGGGGTATCAATAGGTGGTGCAGTAATGATGGCGATCCAATTGTTCAACCTTTGCTGTTTCATGGCTTCAATGTCAGCATCAGATGGCACAGGTTGGTCATCGGGAAACCACAGAGCATCTGCGAATTTTCCATATTGAGTTTCAAATTCAAAGTCGATTTTCATGTTTCACCTCAAGATTGTGTGGTCACTGCAATTACATCCCAACGAGTGTTTGCAGCATTGTAAATAGCACCAACGTAAGTCATCTTGTTTGCCGTTGTCGTGGTTGGCAAAGTCACACCGATTACAGTAAAGGTCGCATTCCAAGAAATTGTTTGTGGTGTGCCATTGTCCAAAATACGGAAGATCAGTTTGTCGCCATTGACAGGCGTTCCAATAGGTGCATTGATCGTCAATGTCGCCGCTTGTGCCGTCCAAGCATATATGTCATATGCACTGATGTCGGGAGTTACAGCAGACGCAGAAGATGTTGTGCTTGAGACTCTGGGGTCAATCCGCTTGTTGGTCAGAGTTGCAGTGCCATCAATCGTGGTAAAACCACCTGTGGCGTTTGCATTGTTACCCAGTGCAGTAACCACCCCAGTGCCAGTGGTTGTGGATGTGATCGCTGTACCAGAGCCACCACCCAACAAAATAGCACTTGCCGATAAAGTTCCAGATTGGGTTACCACGCCACCCGAGGTATTCACGGCATTACCAATAGCGGTAACAACCCCTGTTCCTGTGGTGGTTGAGGAAATAGCTGTACCAGAACCACCACCAAGCAGGATTGCACTAGCGGTAAGAGTTCCAGATTGGGTAACAATACCGCCTGTAGTATTTATAGCATTGCCCATTGCCGTGGCAACACCTGTTCCAAGTCCAGAAACACCAGTTGAAATGGGCAAGCTCGTTCCATTGGTCAACGTCACTGCGCTTGGTGTTCCAAGGTTCGGAGTTGTGAAGACTGGACTATTAGTCAGCGCCAAGACAGTACCAGAGCCACTTGTTGAGTACGAAGTGCCCCAAGCAGAACCTGTGGAGTTGGGAATCCCTGCACCAGGCCAAGTAAATTGGCCACTTGTTTTTGTGGCAATGACTTGAACAGTTCCACTGTTGTCTTTGTAGAACAATTTTCCATCAGTGATGTTGATGGCAAGTTCGCCGTTGCTGAGATTTGCCGCCAACGGCACGTTGGTCGTTGTACTGCTGTAGTACAACGCAATTGGTGTATATCCTGACTGTGCCATTTAGAATGTTCCCCCAGAAATACCGCCAGTAATTGTGCCTTTACTGGGGTTTACAGTTATTGATGAGTTTACCAATTGCGGTAGGTTACCGCTAGTAGCAGAAACGAATGTCAAATAGTCAGCCGTATCTGTCGAGTTGGCTGTAATTGCCGTGTTTGTTGCGTTTGTTGCTGAACCCACAGACAAACTTGATTGGGCGATTTCACCAACTTTGCCAGCGTTGTCATAAAGGACATAACCCGATGTTCCACCCGTGGTGGTTGACGAGTTGATGACCAGATTAGACCCGCTTGGAGGCAAAAATTGTACGTTGACAGTTGCCGATGGGCTTGCAGGTCGGGTCGGGCTACTGGCTGCTGCCTGATATGCCAAACTAATGCTTGTCGATGATGAAGACCAGTAAATCTGAACGTAGTCCCCTGCGCTGACGTTCAAAATCCACTGTTGTTCAAGAAATTGAGGCTGGTTTGCACCGCCCAAAATTGTCAGATCAGAAGTTGTATTGGCGATATTTGTGCCATTTTGAGCCAACCAACAATTGATTGAAGCATTTGATCCTGTGCTGTTATTGACCGCCAACTCAAAAGCGATCAGATAGATGCCAGCGTTGGCAAATGTGATGCGGTTGCTACTGCTGATTGACACCCCATTGGACAACGCCACAGTGTCAAAGTTGACCGCATTTGCCGTGGTTGATCCACCATTGGTTTGGTTTGCGGTGCTGACAAAAGTGCCGTAATAGGCAGGCTGGAATGACCCTGATGATGGGGTTGACCAGGTTGGAGTGCCTGATCCCGTGCTTTGCAAGAACTGACCTGCACTACCTGCCGCAGTGAATGCATATGCCGTTCCTGTTCCATAAGCAATTGCACCCGCAGTTGGTGTTGCAGTTCCATTAGTTCCACCATTGGAAATTCCCAAAGTGCCACCCAAAGTGATTGCACCTGTGGTTGCAGAACTTGGCGTCAAACCAGTTGTCCCTGCACTAAAGGATGTCACACCAATCCCTGACAAGGCAGTCCAAGTCGGGGCTGTTCCATTTGATGTAAGAACGTACCCATTGGTGCCAATTGGCAAGGTATTCATGGCAGAGGTGCCATTGCCATACAGCAAAGACCCAGCCGTCAAACTTGTTAAACCTGTACCACCATATGGCACTCCAATTGTGGAGGCATTCCATGTACCAGCGGTTAACGTTCCAACGCCTGTAATGCCTGTGTAAGACCCACTGATGTATGACGATCCAACAGTACCAGAAGTAATCTGATTGCCATTGATGGCAATTGCAGTCGTTGCCGCCGCCGTCAATTGACCTTGTGCATTGACTGTAAATGTTCCAACAGAACTTGCTGAACCATACGATCCAGCCGTGACAGCAGTATTTGCAATTGCAATAGTGCCTGATGTTGTGATGGTTCCACCACTTAATCCTGTTCCCGCAGTGATGCTAGTTACTGTTCCACCCGTTCCAGTCGCATTGATTGTGATGGCGGCTGATCCGTTATAAGTTGTCCCACTGCTGAAAGAAACCCCAGAACCCGCCGTCAGGTTAAAAAGATTTCCACCAAGAGAAACTCCAGAAATTGTGCTATTTGCCAACTGTGCATTTGTGATTGTTCCACTTAGTGCAGTTGTGGGAATTGTTGTAGAGGCCGTGACGGCGCTTGAGCCGTTGGCATACATGTAACCCGTCAGACCCGTCACTGTAATGCTATTGAAGGCTTCTGAAGTTGATCCATCAATCTTTTGCCATGCGCTGGTTGTCCCGTTGAAGATGACCCAGTCACCCACAGACCACAGAGCAATACCATTCAGACTCGTTGTACCTGCCGTTGAGACGATGTAGTAGTTGTTGTTTGTCCCCACGCTCGAGGTCAGCGTCGGCGTGTTTGTCGACGCATTCCATGTCCCCTGATAGGCAGGGGAATTCAAAGGACTGGTGCTGATTGAGGTGATCTGACCCTGAGCATTGACAACTACTGTCGGAATGGCTGTTGATGACCCATAGGTACCCGCAGTAACCCCAGTATTAGAAATACTGATGGATTGAGCCGCAGAACCATTGAACGAGGCTCCAGGGGTCATTGTGAGACCTGTGCCAACACTCAAAGCATTCGTGGTGTTGGCAGTAATCGTCCCAGAACCGCCCAAGGCCACATTCACACCGTTATAGGTAACGCTATTGTTGGTCAGTGCAGAGTTGGGGATGCTCGTGAATGTATTGGAAGACCCCGACATTGATTTGTTGGTCAGAGTCTGGATTCCAGTCAAAGTGGCAACCGTTGAATCAATTGCAATGGTGACTGGAGTTGAACCATCGTAGCTTGTGCCACTCAACCCAGTGCCTATGGTCAATGGGTTTGATGTGGTGGAAGTAATGGTTCCAGAACCACCCAAAGATATATTGACGCCATTGACAGTCAATGAACTATTTGTCAATTGTGCATTGGTGATTGTTCCTGACAAATCAGTTGTCGGAATTGTCGTGGATGCAGTGAATGCACTAACGCCATTTCCTATGACATATCCAGTCAAAGAATTTGCACCAGTACCACCACTGTCTACATTTAATGTTCCACCTAAAACAATACTTCCAGTTGTAAGTGAAGATGGTGTTAAACCTGTAGTTCCAGCACTAAAATTGACGACACCTGAACCAGAGATGATTGCACCCCATCCATACAGGGTGTAAGCCTCCAGAGTCGCTGTATCTGTGTTGTATCTCAGTGCTCCATAACCCGGCAAACCCCTTTGTGCAGTCGTTCCTTGAGGTAAAACAACACTACTGGTGCCTGGTAGAACAGGATTGGAGGCAATACCTATGGTTGGTGCACCAGTGGAAGCGTTTCCACTTGCAACAGAAATCTGATCGGTCGTCCCATTGATGCTTGTCTGGCTAAAAGTTGTCCCATTGATGGTCAAAAGACCTGTTCCAGACAATGAAGACAGGTTTTGGAGGTTGGTATTGAGTCCAATAGTCGGATTTCCCGCAACTCCATCGGGATTTGAGACTGTCATACCTGTCCCCACGGCTATTTGCCGAGGTGTCAATGTATTTGCATCAGTTTTGACCTGAATTCCAGTCCCCGAACCATCCAAAGACAGCGCCGCACCCGTCAATTTGACCTGCAAGGTTGATCCTGCACCATTGTCAGTCAGTGATAACCCAGTTCCAGTAGCCAAATAACGAGCTTGCGTCAGTCCTACAGTCGAACCAACGGTCAAAAATGGGTAGTTTAGCGCCCCAGCACCAGATATTGCACCAGTAGTGGTCTGAACAGTCACCCCATTTTGGACAATAGGCACTGACTCTGTGCCAGTCAGCGCCAGAGCTTGGGGTAAGTCAGTGATCTGGACTTGTGCTTGTGGCATATCAGGGCTGAATCTTTAAGGTTTGGTTGTTTCCATCAGTCACAGGGACTTGTCCACTTTGCTCAGTGCTCAGTGCACCACCATATGGTGACACAGATATGTCATTCGGATTGACTGCCACACTGACATCAGGCCGCGGAAATTGCAATGTGATGCGCTCAGTCTTCCTGGCAGGCAAACGATAGGGGTCCTTCTCATCAGCACACCCCTGTTGACACACCTTGAGCCCAGGAAAATTGGGATCAGGCATGGCTTGAATAATTGGTCTCTTCATGCGACAACGGTCGCAAATGAAGATTGCAATTACTGCATTGCCTTCGGTGTTCAGAAAACGAGGCATGTGTTACCTCGTATAAACGCTGATGTTCGGAGCAAAATAAATTGGCGAACGATCACGTTCTTCATTCTCTGCCATGATGAAGTACTTCTCAGCCTGCCCCTCAAGGTACTGAATGCGCGCCAAATCAACCGCAGGCAGGATCATGCTCATCTGATGAGCCAACATCAGTTGAATAGCCTGATTCCAACGCTGTGGAATCTCAAGTTGCCCACTCAAATCACCTACATCCATGATCTGGCGCGAGTACCAAATGGTCATTTGCACAAATGGATCGCTCGGCGCCGGCCACAAAGTGATCGTTGCCTGCGGGATCGTGCGGTTGAACCAGTACTGATAGGGCTGGTTTGCAGTGAAGTTCTTGTTGGGAAGGTTGGTGTAGTCATCACGATTCAACCGAGCCATGGTGACTTCGGTGGAATTGTTTCCAACATAGAACTCAGCAACACTCAAAGTGTTACCAGATGTCTCACGCATACGGTAGTACTGAGCAGTCACACCAGGATCAATGTCATACCAAAGCCAAGTGCCAGACACCCAAGTCGTGACACCCGTGTCTTCAAGCAAATTCCAAGTCACACCATCACTAGACCATTCCAAAAGAATGTGAAATGACCCAGATACTGAAGGCAAAATGCCAATTGACCCAGCATAGATTGGATTGAACTGACCAAAGTTCACCCCGATGTATCCATTTGGCGCGGTCTGAATGTCCGATGTCAACACATTGTTGTCAAAAGCCAATCCAGTGATGCCTGATGAAGAAAAATACCCACCATCCGCGGCAGGCGTTGGTCGATTCATGCGCCGATACAAAGCATTGAGCACATCCACACCACCCAAGGGAAGAAGATACTCATACTGGTCAGGATTAAGACCATAGACCTTCTTGTTGATCGCCCAGTAGTTGATGCCCTGATTGATCAGGTTGCTGAGGGTGAAGAACAATGCTTGCTTGGACGCCTGAACCTGCTCGACAGTCAGTTCTTCAGCCAGTTTGCCCGACAACCGAGCACCCTGATCTATAAAATTTTGCACGGTTACTACCGTGGTGCCGACTGTCCCGCTGTATGCCATAAGTACTCCTGCAAACTGTATTTAGTGGAAGCGCTTCCACTCTACCAGCCTGGACATTTCCAACGCTTCAAAGAAGCCTTGGCACGTTCTGCATCGCCTTTCGAGTGACTCACCACACCCGACATTCTGGCGCAAAATGAATCTTTTCTCGACCCCCCTTGAGGTTGAGGTGCCTTCAAATGCGATCCAGTCTCACGGTTGTACTTGGCTCGACCCTTTTCAGTCAAACCAGCACCCTTAGAGACCGGTAATTTCTCCCCACGACCAACAGCGAGGGAGGGACCACCCTCTTTGTGCTTGGCAGTTTTGGCAGACTCTCGGAAAGCCTCGGCAGTGGGTGCACCCTTGCTTCCAGGCTTTCGCATTTTTTCACCTGATCCATGAGCAATTCGCTCCTGCTTTCGGTGGATGTTGGCATAGAGTCCATCTTTCATTACCAGCACACCTTTCCACCCTTTTTGAAGGGTGCAAATGCATATTTCTTCCCAGGCTTGTTCATCTTGCGCTCCCAGTCTTGCCGAGAACTCTGAACACCCTCATCATCACCAAGATGTTTGAATGCTCGAGCGGCACTCTGCAAACTTTCATCTTGACCACGACGCACTCGGCGACCCTGAAGTTTCTTGGCCTCTTCAGTAGCACCACGCTTTTTCAGTTCCCGCTCAGTCTTGAGTTGGCGTTCTGCCTTTTCATACGTTTTTTTCTTGTATGAGTGAGGCTCAACATCCTCGGCCGCTTCCATGGCGGCATGAGGCCTGCTCGTGGCACTGTAGTAGTCAACATCACTGTCATAGTCATGAGGGCTCATAGAGCCACCAGAAGCCTTTTTGGGCGCTTTTCTCTTGACAGCATATGCAATCGCCACAGCTTGTTTCTGGGGCTTTCCAGCATGGATTTCAGCCTTTATGTTAGATTTAAAGGCCTTGTCTGATTTGGATTTGATGAGAGGCATGATTCACCTCATGCAATGCCAGCTTGCACAACAGTCATCGTTGCAGTCCCAGTTCCCGAATTCACAACCAATTGCAAACCAGTAATGGGATAAGTAATGCTTGTTTGCCCAGTGGCAGTCTGAGCCGCCAAAGTGGCATCATTAAACCAAGTCGTAAAACCTGATTGTGGAGAATCATAAGTGTGCTGAACCGTGTAGTTCACAGTACCACTCACCACCACAGCAATTCCAATGTTCACAGGAGTTGCATTGGTGTTCACTACAAACGAGCTAGTCGTTCCAGCGCCCGTTTGGCTATAAACTTGAGGTTTCATGTTTCAACCTTTAAAGAAGACGGGAGCCGAAGCCCCCGCCTGATTTCAGCACCTACCACCACGCTTCCGGCTGGGTGTGACAGTCGTAGACTTTTCAGTCTTTGTCACGCTCCCAGCAGGAGGTGTGCTTGACCCAAACATGCCTTTGATAGCGTTGTAAGCTCGAGCAGGAGCACCAAGGATGGTGTCACGCATCGCCTCATTACTGCGCCTCTCAGCTTCACGTTCGGCTTCCATGCGTCGGGTTTCACGATCAATGATCGGATCGCCCGACGACCCACCGTCTGCACGGTGTTTCACTTTGCCGCCACGCTTGTATGTGCCAGACTGCATGGTGTTTGCCACGGGAGCATGCTTGATGCGGGGCGGATATTTCACCGCTTTCCCATCATCAATAACATTTCCCCCCGTGGCGTAGTGCTTTTTTGAGGCATGACCTCCATGCTTGAAACCACCTGCATTGGACTCTTTGACTTCACCAGTCTTAGTGCCCTTCACGCCTGCAGTTGAGGTGTCAGCCGGACGGTTTTCCCAAGCACCACCTTCATAGGTGTCACCCTTAAGATGGTCTTCACGCTTTGACTTTTGGGTCGCCGCGGGAATCGCACCGCCAGATGCCTTGTGGTGCATCTTGTGGTGCTTAGTGTGACCACCATGTTTGAAGCCACCAGCATTGGCCATGTGCACACCGCTAGTACCATGAGCTTTGTCAGCCTTGGCACTGTGCATCTCAGTCTCAACGTAGTCTTTCTCGTTGTCCTCAAGAGTACCGCCCATGACCGATTTGGCCTTGTTTTTGGACTCATGAGTGTCAGCGGGAATTTCACCACCAGTTGCCTTGTGATGCTTGGCATGACCGCCATGCTTGTAACCACCGGGTTTGCCTTCATGGATTTCACCAGTGCCGTGAGTCTTGTCATGGTGATTACCATCCACAACCATGGACTTCTCAAATTTCTTTGCATTGCCCTTGATCGTGGTTTTGGTCTCAGCCTTGTCAATAGCTCCACCGTCAGCCTTGTGATGCATTTTGCCACCATGCTTTTTATGGTGGGCATGCGCCATGTCCAGAGCTTCATGGTGATGAAGTTCTTTCTCCAGCTTTTCGATGTGCTTCTCCATACCCGCAGAACCACCCTTCTTCATGCCAGTCAAGGCACGACGAACAGCGGCGGCACGAGCCATGCGAGCGGCAGGAGCCATTCCAGCCAAAGCAGGACGAGCCATAGGCGCCATGGGCGCGGCAGGCATGGCACCACCGTCTAGCTTATGATGAACCTTGCCACCCTTGGCGTATAGGTTGGGGTTCATCGCCTTGTGGCGCTCATGCATGGAAGGCTTTTTGGGAGACTTGCCATGCTCAGACTCAAATGCATGGTGTGCACCGTGCATATGTCCACCAGTGACATGATGCATAGCTTTGTGGCCATGCTCTTCATGCTCTTTGTGGTGAGCCTTGTGATGTACCTTGCCACCTTTTTTGAGTTTCAGAATAACTGAAGGCTCATCGGTGTACATCTTCACCATAGGTTTGAATTCACTCATGGTGATTCTCCTTTTAGAAGTCGTAAACGACCGTGATGGTGGCAGCACCTGCAGATGCCGCAGTGCCAGTCTGGTTGTACGTTGCAATAATGGTCACGTCAGAAGTACCGACATTGACCCAGTTTGCATAGTTACCAGTGGTAGCAACTGAAGCACGTCCAGTAGCACCAACAGAAGTGGCAGACACAAATTGTGTTGCCGAACCTGAGGTACCAATAGAAACGGTGTTGGTAGTACCAGCATTGAATGCAGTTGTCACATCAATATTGATGAACAAAATCTGAGCACCCGCAGGAATGGTACAAATCGTGGTGGTCGATCCGTTTGCGCCATAAGTGATGTTTGTGTTTTGGTTAGAAGTAACCAAACCCAAATTTGATGCAGAAGCACCACCTGGTTGCACTGTGGCAGTTGCAAGGGAATTGAAGACCGTCGAATTAGATGCCATGTTTTACTCCTTGTAGAGTAGGGGCCGAAGCCCCCACAGATTTACACGCCAGGAGTTCCATAGGCGCAACGAGGATCGGTGAAACCGATGTCGTAACGCTCAGTGGCTTTGTACCGCATGGTGTCGGTTTCAAAGTCCCCTTCCATGGTCTTCTCAAGGCGACGACGCATTAACAGCTTGAAGCCTTCAGGAGCATCAGTCTGCACCCACCATGCGGTGGCGCTGGTCAAACGCGACAACACTGCGGCACCTTCGTCCAACAAGCCAATCGACTTGACGGGGTTGATGTCGTTGTTGGCGTTGCCAGTACGCAGAACTGATTTCAACAGAACTTCAGCTTGGAAGATGTTGCCAGGAGCCACGATCAATTGACGGGGCACCAAACGGATCTTCTTGCCGTTGTTGTCGACAGCTTGACGGACTTGAATCAGCATCTGTTCCAGAGAGGTCTGGGACAGAACAGCGGCGGTGGCCAACTGATTGCTGAAAGTACCATTCACGATGGGATGAGCGGTGTTGATCAAAGACACA